TTGAAGATCATGTACACTTGACCTTCACTTAATTTTTTACCAGTCCGATTAACGGAATTTGTTACTGCCTGCAAGGCTCCACCCATTGTACGTTGTGCAACACCGCCAAGAGCTTTGGCAGCTTCGGCTTCAGCGGCTGTTTGAAATGCGCTAACCAACATGTTGGCCTTGTCCGCGCCAACGCCCATGGCATCTAATTGATCATAATACAGCTCTGCAGCCTTTGACAAGCTGTTATAATCAGTGGCACCACCTTGAGCAATATAATCTTTACCTGCATTCATTGCGCCGCTCAGCGTTTTAGAGACCGTCTGACCAGCAATATCTGTTGCGGCATTCGTAGCATCTACAGGAATCTTATCGGTTAACCCTTTAGCCATTTGCGCATCTATAGCATCAGGTTTACCTTTGATCAGGTCACCTAGTCTGCTTGCACCATAGGCCATTGCACCGGTCTTGGCACCTGAATAGGCAGCACTACTAAACTTTTCACCTTGCAACAATTTGTCTGCCATTTTTAGCAAACCCAACACTGCGGCTCCGCCCAAGCCAGCACCACTAATGCCCGCTGCCGCAATCAGTGCAGCATAGATAAATCCTTGTGCAACAGGATACTCTTTGGCAAACTTGCGATACTTCATGATCATTTTACTAACCATGTTATCAGGACCACCTAGTCCTGCTTCAATTTTTCCTACAACACCGTCATACGCAGCATCAACATTGGCAATAGGAGCAGAGTTTTGTATTTTTGTCTTTAGATCTTCCCATGCTTTGTTAACTGTTTCAGCAGCATCTTTGCCTTTTCCAATTAGTGTACGATTACCACCTGCAGCCGTAGCACCTTGCTCTACACTTTGAAATATCTGTTGGATTTGATCAGCGGTTAGAGCAGCTTCTTTAAGTTTAAAGCCAGCACTCTCCCACAGCATCATGGTTTGTGTTGCTGATCGATCTAATCCCTCGTAGAGATAGTTGTTTTGAATTTGTTGTAGTCGCATGTATTCATTAATCCTAAGATCTATTGTTTATTTATTGTTATTAATGAGCTGAAGCTCATTATCGTTATCGCTATCGCTCAACGATATATGTCTTCGACAAGGCAATTATAGAGAACAATTAATGCGAAGCATTTTAAGTATTATGTAGATTGTTCAGTCACACTTAACCCTGGAAAGGGCTAAGAGAAAATCGCATTATGTGAGTTGCACAGAACACTTAGCGTTAAAGCAGTTACAGTGGCGGTTGGCCGATACCACGAGCTTTGTCTTAAATTCCAACGGTGGATTAATGCATATACGCTAACATACACACTAACCTAGGGGTTTTTCTCCCCTCATTTTAGCCTTATTTCGACTCTTTTCAAACAATCAAACCGCTGGCGTTTCGCGATCGTGGTCCTGTTAAGGATGCTGATTGAGTGCTCTTGGCGGCTAGAGACTTCCCTCCCTATATCCCGTGGACTAGGTTTCCGGGCGCATGATATTCGCTTGCGCTTGCTTACTTTCCGCTTGCTTTTGCCTTGGGTGCTGCTTTTGGTTTCTTTAGGATATGTGAGCCGTGTACACGGACAGCAATGTGTCCGTTATAGTAATCTGCTGATTCTAGAACTTTGTGTTTGAACTGTTCTCTGGCCTCTATGTATGAGCATTCTGCTTTTGATGTGCAATAAAATAATATTTCTCTGGAGAAATTGTCTGTGCCTAGTGTGTCTACATCCTTGGTCAACGCATCACTAGAACCATAATAGTCCTTCCAATCGCTGTCAACTTTGGATCTGATCTTCTTTTTCTTCTTGGTCCCGTTCTTTAATTGTACTACCTTGTAGGCAGTCTTTGCAAACTTTGCCAGCTTTTTGCCTATGTATTTTCTTCCAGATGTAACATTAGTAATGATGTACACAAACCCGATGCACTCTTCGGGAAGAGTTTCCACAGGTTTCTTTTTATATGTCCATTGCATCAACTAGTTATATTCGGAGGTCTCCCTAGCTTGCCTTTCTTGGATTCTTTACGATCTTGCCTCATCAACTGTATTTCTGTGCGTCTATCCGACGCGAGCCTTCTAATTTCTGACAACCAATACCGAGCTTTGATGCCCGCAGCATCACTGGAACTGTAAGTGAATTTTTGTGCCCACTTAAAATATTCCTGGTATGCTTGTATCAGTTCGTCATGTGTGTCCATTAACTCACTATTTCTACATCGTTAGAGTAACTAGTAAATCCATTTTCTTTAACTACTTTCAGCACGTGATTAACACGGCTGGATAAATCGTCTCTGTGACTGATCAAGAATACATTCTTATTGCGTTCACGGGTCATCTTTTTTAGCACTGCAATACTGCTTTCAACGCCGCTAGCATCCATACCACTGTCTACTAGTTCGTCAATAAACAAGAGATTTATAGCTTGATACAAGTTTTCCCACACGTCACGGAAGGCCCAACTCATGCTTAATATGAGTCTATTTCGTTCACCTCTGCTGAGATTATCGAAGTCCAAGTCCTGTCCAAGTTGTGTAATAATCACCGTTAAATCGTTCTGGAATTCCACAATATGCGGTAATCCAATCCGGTCTAAGTAGTAGGTTAAGCGTTGATTTAAGAAGGCTAAATTCTGATCTATGATGCGTTTACGGATAAACGAATCCTTGTTTGTCAGCAATTTATACAGGAATTCCTGATGTTCTTTAATGCGTACTAGATTGTTTACTGAGTTCCAGTCTATTTCTTGTACCGCTGTATTCTTTAATTCTTCAATCTGTTCTTGGTAAGGATTTGTCTCTGCATCCTTAATAACAAGGTCACGTTCAAACCCGTCAAGCGTATTTTTATGATTTAATGCCTGTTCTAAACTGTCGTAAGTGACTTCGGGACACGCACCTAACTCGCCCAGTGTTGCTAATGCTTCTTTAAGTTCAGTTAATTCTGTTTGGTGTGTGGCAACACTTTCTGTAGCTTCTGTTACCTGTCGGCCCTTTGCAGCCATCATAGTTTCATGCTTCTCGTCGTGCAGATCTTGCCCGCAACTATGACACTTGTGTTCTGCAAGCGATACAAGTTCAGCCTGTGCTTTTTCTAAACTACGTTGCTCTCTTTCTAACGCCGCAGTCTGTTTAGCAATCAACGATACAAACGTATCGAGATCTTTCTTATTCTTATTCCATTCGACCAGCGCCCGTTGATTTGCAATGTCAACATCGATATCAATGTCCAACAAGCGTTCAATTGCCTTGCTTAAATTGGCAAGAGATGTTTCTTTTTGCTCATCCCACATTCTAAGTTTACGTTCTAGCGCATCGATGCTCTGCTGAATGCGATCGTTGGAAATTTTAATTGTTTCAATTTTGGTATTTTCAGCATTGATGCTGTCTTTGCTGATACGCACTGCTTCTTTCAGTGCTTCTGCTTTTTCACTTAGCTGTGTGATACCCAACAACTGCTCAATGATAGCACGTTGATCTGCTGCCTTCATACTAAGGAAAGGTTCTGTGTAGGTATTCAAAGCAACTAGGTGTTTGAACATGTCATGACTCATGCCAAATATCTGTTCGATTGCCTTTTGCGTTTCTCTACTGTCGCCTTGACTTTCATCAAGATCCGCCGGCTTCAATTCTGACCCGTTGACAGTGAACTTGAGTACATTGGGTTTACGACCACGTTCGATATGATAAGTTGTGCCGTCTCTTTCAAACGACATTGTAACCAACATGCCTTTGGTATTGATCTTATTGACAAGATTGTCTTTTTTAATATTAGTTAAAGCATTGCCGTAGATAGCATAGCTAAGACCGTTAATGATAGTGGTTTTACCAGTACCGTTACGAGCCCCGCTATCATCACCACCTAGGTCAAGATTCTCACCCAAGACTAATGTTAACTGTCCTTTGTCAAAACTAATTGCTTGAGTCTGGTTACCCACACTCATAAAGTTACGTACTGTTAAATTCTTAATCTTTATCATAGGTTATTATAAATGCCCAACAACATGTTTTTGTCATAGGTATCACTGTCGATTGCAGTGATTTGGTTAATAACAATTGTATCAACACTTTCAAAGTTAATATCAATTGGAACTTGATTAGATTCTATTTCAACCTTCTCGGGTATTAACATCAACTCGCGAAGTTTGTATTCAGGAATAAACTGTTCTTTAATGAAATTAGCTTCTTCAAAGCTGATTGGCAAGTCAATAGTAACACGACAATGCATCTTTTCACGTAGCAGTTTTGTGGGGTTATCGATAATTTGACTCAGCTTGTAGGTCCTGTAAACAGGTTGTCCGGGCCAAGTTTTATACTCCGGGTCACCGCCCCATTTTAATATCATCATACCGCGTTCGTCATCACCTGCGTCTGCATAGTTGTGCGGAAACGCATTGCCCATGTAGACAATGTTGCCGTTATGCTGTCGCTTGTGAAAATGTCCAGTAAACACATACTCTTGATTGACAAAGTGTGAGCGTTGGATAGTACCGTGATCAGGCATCTGCACCATAGCGTTCATGTAAAAGCTAGGCAATTCTAAGTGACCAAACAGGTACTTGCTCTTGATGTTAGGAACATTTTTCCATTCATCTTCTACAAGCCAAGGCATGATAGTAACATCGCCTCGGGTCAGTGTTTCTTTAATGGGCACAATGTTAGGAAACAGGCGCATAAACTCAATAGAGTTAATCTCACGTTTGTCTTTATAGAACAGATCGTGATTGCCAAGTATAAAATATACTTTTTCAAAACTAGCACTTAGCTTCTCTAAATTTGAGACAGTGTAGTTCATAGTACTAACATCCGTAGTACTACGATTGTGATGCCAGTCGCCTAGAAAGATGCAAGTTTCTGCACCTTCTGCCTGTGCGGTTTCACAAAACCAAGAAACGAAATCTTCGCAATCTTGATTGTGTGTACGGCTTCCTGATTTAAGACCGAAATGAATATCGGTGAAACAAGCTACTTTTTTAAATAGTGACATATGATCTCCCTAACTAGTATAACAGACTACAAGCAGAAGATCAATCCCAATCACCGCCACCTTCGCCACTAGAAGTGCCAAAACTTGCATCAACTCCAGTACCCACACTTGATCCGGAGTTTTGTCTTGACCAACTTGGATTCATACCATTCATTTCTAAAATATCATCTCGAATGTTTTGATTGCGTTTTTCAATGTTGATAATTCTAACAAAGCTATTGGTCACTGCGGCCGTGTAATAGGCAAAGGGATTGTCACTTTTGCTTTCATCGAACTGTAGACCAATTTGTGTAAGTTGTAGGATTGCCTGTCCACGCATTTCGTCATTGTAGGTGTAGCCACGAACGTTACCACGTGTTGCATATCGCTCACACAGTTTAATAAACATACGGGCTAGGTTGTTAGTCATCTGCCCGTGTTCTTTGCTAAATGTTCCAGTGTGAATATCACCTTTCCAATGACTTTTACCCACTAGGACAAGCTCGTCAGTCTCATCAAATTTCCAATGCTGGAAAGGAGGAAAGTTTACTTTTTCGTGTGCGTCTGCTGTGCTCTTAACTGTTTTTTTACGTCCAGGTGCAAGTGGAATATGTTCAAAGCAGGTTACTCTAAACACAACATCTTCCTTGGGAATTTTTTTGTAATCTATCTCAAATTCTTTAGCAGGTATTTTTTTAGTGGTAAGCAGGGCTTTTTCGTGTGCTTGTTTGCTGAGTTTTGCAGCTCTGTTTCTTTTGGCTTCGGCGGTGGTTCTTACGTTGATTTTGCTAACGTCGGATACAATTAGATCGTAATCGCAATATTCCGGCTGTGTGTAAGAACAATAGGTATTTTTGCTTTTATGTATTTCTTTCAGCAAGTCCTTGTTTGTTAGATATTTTATTTTTGGTGGACTACTTTGTAGTATTGACATGTGTTTAGGATCCTCTATTACTAATATAATAGCACATTTTTTTAAGAATAAATAGACTATACAACAGGTATTTACACTTATGCCCATACCAATTAACCCAATTTCGACTGCGGCAGCAACGTTATCGCAGACATTATCACAAGCCTCTAATGCATTTAACGGTGCAATAGGAGGACTGAGCCTTCCGGCAGGCACAGACCTAAAAGCACTAGCATCTAAAGTTAGTATGCTAGGTGGCGGCATTGGATCACCACTTAACGGTATCACTGGAAGTATTCAAGGTGCAGCAGCAAGTCTTGGTTCAGGCCTTACTAGTGCAGCAGGATCGTTAGGATCAGGAATCACATCAGCAATTAACGGTGTAGGCGGTGTAGGTGGCGTACTAGGCGGAGCCGCAGCCATTGCAGGCATTGGTAAATCAATTGGAGCATTGGGCACAACCATTGCCAGTATTAGTACTGCAGGTACACTAGGCGGTGCATTTGGCCAACTATCAGCAGCCGCTGGACAACTTAATAATTTGTTAAGTTTAACCAGAGGCAAAAATATACCAAGCGGTGGCGAATTATTTAAAACTACCGGAGCAGCCGCAACAGTTACTCCAGTGAACTCGGAAGATTGGCGAGTTAGAATAAGAGCACCAATAGATACACTATTTCCTAATAATAAAATATTTGAACCACTGACTGCTACAAACGGTTTAATATGGCCATATATGCCAACTATTAAAATTAATACAAAGGCAAATTATAAACAAGAAAATCCAACACACAATAATTTTGCATATCAATTTTATCAAAATAGTAATGTTGAAGCTATCAACATCGATGGTGAGTTCTCAGTTCAGAATCAGAAAGACGGGCTATATTGGATTGCGGCCACTATGTTCTTAAGAACAGCGACTAAAATGTTCTACGGCCAAGGCGACTTCGCCGGCAACCCTCCGATCATTTGCACACTATCCGGATATGGTACACAGGTGTTTAACGATGTTCCGGTTGTAATTACGAGCTTTAGTGTTGACTTAAAAGATGACGTAAACTATATTAAAGTAGATGTTAACGGGTCACCAACTTGGGTTCCGGCAATGTCAACTATTTCAGTAACACTAGCTCCTATGTACAATAGACAAGTGATGCGTTCATTTAGTTTACAACGGTTTGCCGCAGGCGGCCAAGTAGGGATGATTTAATATGGCAGCATATTCATCAGTATCTCCGTGGTCTAACACTCCTCAAAATAATTTGTATCTTGAACTGTTGGTAATTAAACCAGTGCCAGCAGAAGCAGACGATTTTTACTATCAAATTGAAAGTCATTATACCTATCGTCCGGATTTACTTTCTTATGATTTGTACGGAACGCCAAAACTATGGTGGGTATTTGTACAGCGTAATATGAACGTTCTTAGAGATCCAATATTTGATTTTGTTGCAGGGCAGAAAATTTTTATTCCTAAGAAAAGTAATCTACAAAAATACATGAGTATATAAAATGATCGGTCCAATCGTATCATCAGTCAATTCTTTAATATCTAGAGGTGTTGCTGAAGTAACCACAGGCATCAAAGATGCTGCTGCAACAATAGAATTACTAACATCTAAACCATCGGCGCCGGTCACCTCTATGGATGATAGCGATGATGCTTATGCAAAACCATTTGTTATGCCTACCACTTCGTCTTCTGGAGCAGCTAACAGTAAAAATGGAGAATCAATTCAGGCAAAACCCAATGTGCTTACTAAAGCAATGTCCTATGTCCCTCTCTGGACCTTTGCAGCCCTAACCACAGAACAGGTTAATAATCCCGATCTTTATAGGGGCCAACCAGTTTCGTCAACTAGTGTGGTATTTTCTTCTGCAGGTAGATTTGATGCTTTGCGAATTAATACACAATTTGGAGCCCCAGAGTATTATATCAATAATATTCAAATTGACTCGTTAATCGGCCCAAACCCAAAAACACAAAATGCCGCAGCACATAAATTTGAATTTGAAGTGCTTGAACCCTACAGTATGGGATTGTTTTTGCAAAGTTTACAGGCTGCTGCTCGTAATGCAGGCCATTTGAATTATCTAAACAACTGTCCGTATCTTTTACGTCTTGATTTTCAAGGCTGGGATGCATTTGGGCAATCTTTTACAGTCCCTGACCTTACCAAATATTTTACTATTAGATTAGTTAACACTACTTTTGAATGTAATGAAGCAGGCAGCAAATATAAAGTAGAGTGTACGCCTTTTAATTCAGCAGCATTTGGTGATGTTATTAATAAAGTTTATAAGGATATTAATATTGTCGGGTCCACAGTAAAAGAAGCATTAGTTACAGGTGAACAATCTCTAGTTAAAGTTATAAATGATCTATTTAAAAATCAAAAAGTAGGAGATAAGTTAGTTGCTGTATCGGACGAAATACAAATTATATTTCCAACTCCTGAAGGTGGCACACCACCCCCGCCGCAACCTGAAGATAATTCTAGAGCAACTATGACGCCTGGCAACGACGCTGCACCAGTTAGTCCTGCAACGTCAGCCTCAACTCCGCTCCCCGGGGATAATGCAATATCTGGATCTGATCTTGGATTTAAATTAGAAGGTGGTGGCAATCCTACATTTATGAAACCTAGCGAAGTAATGGATGCCAACGGCAATGTTAACAGAGAGCAGGTTAGAATTAATCCAAGCTCACGGACTTTAATGTTTACTCAAGGTCAAGCAATTACTGATGTAATTACTGAAGTGATTATGAATAGTGAATATGTGAGAAAGAGTGCAGAACAATTAAAGAAAAATCCCGACGGAACAGTTGCTTGGTTTAAGTTAGACGCACAGGTTAAATTTGGACAATTCGATGTGCGCAGAGGCGATTATGCTAAAATTATTATTTTTAGAGTTGTACAATTTAATGTACATTCTTCTATATTTCAAAATGCATCTACAGCTACTCAGGGATATAAAGAATTAGAAAAACTTATTCGTAAGAAATACGAATATATTTTTACAGGCCAAAACGAAGATGTGCTGCGTTTTGATCTTAAATTTAATAATACATTTTACACAGCAATCGGTGGTTCTAGTCCTCTTTTAAACAAAGACAATGTGGATGCCGGAAAAAATTCATCTGATTCTGCTAATCAAACTGTAACTGCTACCCCTACTGGTACTGATGCTGCCGCGACTTTTGATACTGCTGGCGGAATTAAAACAGTGCAGCCTGCACTGCTCGATGGATTTGGCAACCGTTTGCCAAATGCTTCAAATAATAATGACGAGCGTCGGGTAATTGCACAAGATTTTCATAATGCATTTATCAACAGTGACACTGATTTTATTCAAGTTAACTTGGAAATTCTAGGCGATCCATATTATCTAACTGACAGCGGAATGGGTAATTATTTTGCTCAAGCATATGATTCTTCGGAGACTGTAGACGGAAGTATGAATTATGAAGGCGGCTCAGTATATGTTCATCTTAGTTTAAAATCAGTAGTTGACGTTGATCAAGCATCTGGATTATACAAATTTCAAACTAGCGATGGCAACGGACTAACTACTAATGGTAGTCGCGCAACTATAAGTCCGTATGGTGGAATTTATAGAATTAACAGAGTTGAGCATACGTTTCAAGATGGAATCTTTAAACAACGTCTTGCATTGTTAAGAATGAGTGGACAGTCAATAGACTTTAAGATTGAACCTAATCGTAGCGGCCCGACCGGAACCAAAGAAGTTGTTGCAGAGGTGCCAGACACCGCAGCATCAGACGGCGAAGACTACTATGATTTTTAATAAAAGGTTTTAATAATGTCAATAGAACAAAGAACCCCACCGCAGGATAATGATAGCAAATTAAAGCTAGGTCCTACGTTGGCCAAAGTTATTGGGCATATTGAACCTAATTATTTAGGAACCCTTGAAGTATCTTTGTTAAAGAAAAACGGTAATGATCTAACTGAAGACGGCCAAACAGCATTTGTCAAATATGCTCCTGCATTCTACGGTGTTACTAACTTTTCTTTTCAAGGTTCTAACAAAGACGACATTAATGATACACAAAAGTCATACGGCATGTGGATGGTTCCGCCTGATGTTGGTGTAAATGTTCTGTGTATTTTTATTGATGGTAATATTGCCGATGGATACTGGATTGGATGTGTCCCTGACAAATTTGCCAACCATATGATTCCGGCGATAGCTGCAAGCGATGTGCTTGACATCTCAGCAGAAGATAAAAAGAAATACGATGTTAGCAGGCTACCAGTTGGTGAAATTAATCGCGTAGTAACAGACCTTAAAGAAGGCGCAGCAGTTGACAAAATTAAAAAGCCAGTCCATGGATTTGCTGATGTATTGTTAACACAAGGTACGTTAGAAGATGATGTCCGCGGTATTACTACCTCAAGTGCCCGACGTGACCTGCCCAGCGCAGTCTACGGCATTAGCACTCCTGGTCCAATGGATCGTCGCCCCAATGCCAAGCGTGAAAAGATTGGGCCTAAAAATTCTAAAACAGATACACCTGTTCCGGTAAGCAGGCTAGGTGGCACCCAGTTTGTCATGGATGACGGTGATGCACAATACCAACGTAAAACAAAACCTTCAGAAGGCCCTCCCGAATATGCTGATACTCTAAAGAAAGAGAAAGGTGAAGACAACATTCCGTATAGCGAGTACTTTAGAATCCGTACTCGAACAGGACATCAGTTGTTAATGCACAACAGCGAAGATTTAATCTACATTGGCAATAGTCGCGGTACAACATGGATTGAATTAACCAGCGATGGTAAAATTGATATCTATGCCGAAGACAGCATTAGTGTACACACAAAGAATGATATGAACTTTCGCGCTGATAGAGATATCAACATGGAAGCAGGTCGAAACTTCAACGTTAATACTACAGGCGGTTCTATTAACCTACAGGCCGAAGTGCAGCTAGCAATGATGTCTAAACTTGACGTGGGTATCACAGCCTATGGAACAATGGATATTCAAGCAGACGGTCAGTTGGCAATTGCATCTAAGGACGCTAACATTGAAATTAAATCAGCCAAGACTACTACACTCACAGCCGGCGGCACAATTGGTGTGGGAAGCGGCGGCAACATTGTTATGAAGGCAAGTCCTGATATCCATATGAACGGGCCCGCACCAAAAGATGCAGTGCTTGCTCGTCGAGTTGATACTTTTTCATTACATCTTAATCCAGTAACTGACGGTGGACTAGAGTGGAAAGATCGATATAAGTCCCCAGACGATTTGTTCAGTATTATGAAACGTGTACCAATGCACGAACCGTGGGCATTTCACGAGCATTTTTCACCTACTGATTTCAGACCAGCCAAAACAGATAGAGAAAGCTAATAGGAGCGCATCGTGGCAAATAAACTATACAATCAAAAAACCATACAAAAAAGTTCTGCTTTTTCAATTGATCAATCATTTAATCAATTTACCTACAAGGGATTTTCCACTGTAGGCAAAAAGAAAACTTTTAAATTATATGATGCTGCACTGGTAAAACAGGATTTGATCAATCAGTTCCATATTAGAAAAGGCGAAAAGTTAGAAAATCCCAACTACGGTACTATCATTTGGGACATATTGTTTGAACCAATGACTGAACAACTTAAACAATTGATCTCTAAAGATGTATCGGATATCATCAATTCCGACCCAAGAGTTGCTGTCAACACACTGACAGTTGACGCTACGGACCAAGGCATTAGTCTACAGCTTGAAGTGACTTACCTGCCGTTTAACGTAACAGATCGCATGATGCTTGCGTTTGATAAAAACAATTCCTCAATTAGGTAATAAACTAGCCACATTATTTTGATCGATAAATACTTGAATAAGGAGTTTTCGATCAATGACAACTACGGCTAGACAAAATAATTTAATCCTTGCTGAGGATTGGAAACGTGTTTATCAGACGTTTAAAAACGCTGATTTTAAGAGTTACGACTTTGAAAACCTCCGCAGGGTAATGCTTGCGTATCTAAAAGAAAACTTTCCTGAAGACTTTAACGACTATATAGAATCGTCTGAATATTTGGCACTAATTGATCTAGTGGCATTTGTTGGACAAAGTCTTGCTTTCCGTATTGATTTGGCCAGCCGAGAAAACTTCATTGAACTTGCAGAGCGTAAAGAAAGTGTACTACGTATTGCACGTATGTTGGCCTATAATGCCAAACGTAATATTGGTGCAAGTGGACTGTTGAAATTTGACAATGTTTCCACAAACGAAGTGATCCTTGACGGTAATGGTAAAAATCTATCTCGACAAACAATTGTTTGGAACGACCCCACAAACAGCAACTGGTACGAACAGTTTATCAAAGTGGTTAATGCTGCTATGATTCCAAGTACGGAATTTGGCAAAAGTCAAAGTAATGCTGTAATTGACAGTTTTTCCACAGATCAATACCGTTTTAATTCAATCAATACCGATGTGCCAATTTTTACGTTTAACAAATTAGTTGCATCTAGAAACGGTACATTTGAAATTGTCAGCACAACTTTTAAAGACACCAATGCAATTCACGAAGAAACACCAATGCCGGGCACACAGTTGGGTTTTATCTATCGAAGCGACGGCCGCGGCAATGCCAGTGCCAATACTGGTTTTTATCTAATGTTTAAAGAAGGCAGTTTAGCACTTGCTGACTTTGCTATTACACAACCGGTACCCAACGAAAAGGTCAGTATCAATGCTGAAAACATCAACGACACCGATGTTTGGTTATACGCATTAAATGCCAACGGTAAAGAACAAACACTATGGACTCAAGTTCCTGCATTATTAGGCAACAACATTGCCTATAACAGTATTAACAACAATGTTAAAAATTTATACACAGTAATTACAAAAAATAACGATACCATTGACTTGTCGTTTACTGACGGTGTATATGGTGCCCTGCCACAAGGTCCATTCCGTTGCTACTATAGAACAAGCAACGGAGTAAGTTATACAATCAATCCAGTTGACATGCGAGGCATTACCATTAGTGTGCCGTACATCAACAAGTTAGGTTCCGTCTACACACTGACCATTGGCATGAGTTTAAAAACTTCTGTTTCTAATTCTACGCCTTCTGAAGATATTAACAGTATTCGTGCCAAAGCCCCTGCAATCTATTACACACAAAATAGAATGGTAACCGGCGAAGATTACAATCTTGCACCGCTAAGTGCATCGCAAAATATTTTAAAAGTCAAAGCGATTAATAGAACGTCTAGTGGTATTAGTCGTAACTTTGATATTATTGATGCCACTGGCAAGTACAGCAAGGTAAATGTTTTTGCAGATGACGGAATGATCTACAGAAAAGATGTAGAAAATTCTATGATTTTTTCTTTTACCAATAAAAATGATGTACTAAATTTTGTTAGAAATAAAGTTGATCCTATATTTTCTTCTAAAGAAACTTATAATTTTTATCTAACAAAGTTTAATAAAATATTATTTCCCGAAGCATCTGCTAATGGAGGAATTGCATGGAGCCAAGTCACTAATGATATCAATCTCAGCACTGGTTATTTTTATAATTTGAGTGATCCTTCTCGTGCATTAAGTGTTGGAATATATACCACAAATAATCTTCAATATCTTGAACCGGGAACATTGATAAAGTTTACCCCACCCGCGGGCAAGGCCTTTAAAAAAGGCAAATTAGTTACAGCGGATGCAACTGATTCGCAGCAAACGTCTAAGATTTGGTCTCAAGTGGTGTTAGTTACCGGCGACGGATCCAATGGCCGAAAAGGAGCGCTGGCCAATGGCCTTGGCCCCATTAAATTTAACGATGTTATTCCAACAGGCGCCTACGCCGAACGTATTGTACCTAAATTTGTTAATATTCTATCCTCTGTATTAGAAACTGAAATTGTTAATCTAGCATTTGCCAATAAGAATTTTGGTCTACGTTTTGATATTACATCACGTTCGTGGAAAATTATTTCTGAATCTAACATTGATCTTACATCTAACTTTAGTCTAACACGAGCCGGAGACATCAGCGGCACTAATATAGATGCATCTTGGATAATGGCATTTATATTTGATGGCAATCAAGCCTTGGTAAGAAATAGAAATACCGAATATGTATTTGAAAGTATTGAACAAAACAGATTCTATTTTGATGCATCCGAACAACTGTTTGACAGCAAAACTAAAAAAGTTATTAAAGATCAAATTGTTGTGCTGGGAGTGAATACCGGTCCTGACCTTATCAAACAATTAATCGTTGATATTCCTTTTGAATTAGTTGGTACTATTCAATACGATGATGGATACGAAAGCACTACTGCTGTTCGTACTGCGTTTTACGATTCTGATAATGATGGCATTATTGATAATCCTGAATCATTTGAGGATATAGTTGCCACTGGAAAATATCTATTCTTTAGAGAAACAGTTGATATGTCTGGCGGAAAAGTCCTTCGATACATTGCAAACAGCAACGATAGTATAGTATTGGTAGTGGCAACTGAAACTGGATTAAATCCATTAAACTTTACTGATAAACAATTAATTTATTTTTATAATGCAAATGAAGATGTAATTAAGCGTGTTAATTTTGCCACTGCTACTTTTGATCTAGAGCCGGCATATTCTGCATATGCTGGAAGAAATAAATTAAAATTTCAATACATCCACAATGCCAATGTTGATCGTAGAATTGATCCAAGTGCAAGTAATATTGTTGATGTATACCTATTGACCAAAACTTATGACACTGCATACAGAACCTATTTGTCAGGCGGATTGTTGTCAGTCCCTACAGTTCCAACCAGCGATAATTTAAGAACAGCATACGGATATAATCTTGATAAAATTAAAACAATCAGCGACGAAGTTGTTTATCATCATGCGGGCTATACTGTATTGTTTGGCGGCCCAGCTGAAACTAAATTTCAAGTTAGATTTAAAGTTGTTAAAAATTCTACACGCACAATCAATGACAACGAATTAAAAGTTAATATTATCAGCAACATCAACCAATTCTTTTCAATTGAAAATTGGGATTTTGGAGATACATTCTTCTTTTCGGAATTGGCGACATACATTGTTGATCAGAATTCTCCCAACATCAGTAATATTGTAATTGTTCCAAAACAATCCACGCAGGTATTTGGTAGCCTTTACGAAATTCAATCACGCCCTGACGAAATATTTGTCAGCGGTGCATCTGTCACAGATATTGATATTGTTTCAGAGATCAACGCCGCTCAGCTGAATGCAGTTGGCACAGTTATTACTAGTACGAGCATATAATAATGGATAATAAAGTTTTCACTGCAAGTGGTTTACCTATTCGACGTAGTGTTGAATTACTACCTAACATTTTTCAAACAACTCCTAATAAGAAATTTTTAGAAGCAATTGTTGATCCGTTGATTCAGCCGGGCAGTTTAGAAAAATTATCAGGGTATGTTGGTAGAAAGTATGGCAAAACATATAATCCTTCGGATGTGTACATTGATAATCAGCACACACTTCGCAGCAAGTATCAATTAGAGCCGGGTGTCGTTATCAAACAAAACGACAAGATAACCAATTTTTACGATTACATTGATTTTAAAAATCAAATTAAGTTTTTTGATAACATGGTGGATCATGACAACCGTATCACCACCGACGAACACTATGCATGGGCGCCGCCTGTTGATTGGGATAAATTTGTAAACTATAGAGAATACTACTGGTTGCCAGATGGCCCGTTGCCAGTTACCGTATCCGGAGACCAGACTGTTGCGGTACAGACTGTATATAAAGTCCGATCCAACGGTGCTTACGAATGGATATTTTCCCCCGACGGATTAAAAAAGAATCCCGATATTAAATTATATCGTGGACAAACATACTATTTTGAAATTAATTCACCCGGTGACGCATTTTATATTAGAACGTCTGTACTTGGCGGAGAATCAACCAATTACAATTTTGGTGTTTCTAATAACGGAACAAAAAATGGTGTAATTGTTTTTAAAGTCCCATTAGATGCACCGGATGTATTGTACTATCAAAGCGGATCAGAATCTAATAGAAAAGGTTCTTTTAGAGTATACGATATCACAGCAACATCGGCTATTGATGTGGTTGAATCTATCATTGGCGCAAAGCAATTTACCAGTGCCAACGGCATTGTATTTACTAACGGATTAAAAGTTAATTTCTCGGGTACGGTAACTCCTGCAAAATATGCAACCGGCTATTGGTATGTAGAGGGTGTTGGCGATTTTATTAGATTATTATCAATACAAGATTTAGAATTACCAATCATCAATACCAAGAACCCCGAAGTACTGTTTGATGTTGACGCATTTGATACTGTGCCATACGACGATGCAACATCATATCCTGCTGAAAAAGATTATATTACAATCAATCGTTCAAGTGTTGATAACAACTCTTGGTCGCGTTATAATCGCTGGTTCCATAGAAGTGTAATTGATTATTCTAATACAATTAACAATCAGTCATCTACCTTTTTGGAATCTTCAAGGGCCAAGCGTCCTATTATTGAATTTCAACGAGATTTACAATTATTCAATCACGGAAAAGTTGCTAAACAATCTGTTGACCTAGTTGACACATTTACTACTGATGTATTTTCTACAATTGAAGGAAAAGCAAACTACAACATCGACGGTATTCCGTTGTACAATGGCGCCCGCATATTGTTTACCAACGATACTGATACGCTTGTTGCTGGAAAAATTTACACTGTAAAATTTATTACAACACAAACATCGCCAGTTTATTCTACCAGCACTTCGCAGGTTACTATAGACGGAGTAAAAGTTGATCAAATTACAGGTATTAATAGACAAATTAGTCTAATAGAAACCGAAGATACCATACCACAGACTGGCGAATGTGTTTATGTCAAACGGGGTACTGTACAAAAAGGTAATATGTTCCACTACAACGGAACAAATTGGGTAGTCAGCCAACGTAAAACCAAAGTTCAGCAACCACCATTATTTGATTGTTTTGATTCAGCTGGCGTGTCATTTGCTGATACATTGAGCTATCCTGCATCTACTTTTGCTGGATCTAAACTACTCAGCTATCTTGTTGGCACATCAAGTGTGACTGATTCCGAACTTGGTTTTAAGTTAAACTATCTCAATATTGACAATGTAGGCGATATACAGTTTAACTTTGATTTTGATAATGATGCATTTAAATATCAGCACACTCTAACCACGGATACTGTTACACTTGATGTCAACACTGGATTTTATAAATTTACAATTAATCTAATTGATAGTGTTTTTAAAAATGCATGGACCAGAGTTGATAACAATTATATTCAACCAATTATTGATTCAATTGATGTTACTGCATCCTCTAAAGAATTTCCAATAACCACATGTATGTGGCCAAAGGCCACTAGGGCTCAATTCATTATCTATGTCAACGGTAAGTTGAAAAAGACTGGGTGGTCAGTTGCTCCTAGTCCAATTAATTCAAATTTAAGAGTACTAACATTTACAACAGCGTTATCTGCAGGCGATACTATTACGCTGAAGGTGTTTACTGACGCCATTCCGGATACTGGATATTATGAAATCCCAATGGGATTAGAAAAGAATCCATTAAATTTGGATCTTGCAACATTTACTCTAGGTGAAATTACAGACCATTTAGGTACAATATTTGAAATTGATAATCGAATAACTGGAGTGTTTCCGGGCAACAGTAATCTTAAAGATATTGCCAACATTGAACTGTTTGGTCGTAGATTCGTCAAGCACAGCGGCTTAATGCCAGTTGCTACTGCCCTACTCTGCGACAAAGACCTTAACATTGTTAAGTCTCTTCGTTATGCAAAATCAGAATATACAAAATTTAAAAATAATTTAATGCAGCTATCTGTTGAATTGCCGTATGACCAAGATCCTATTGCAATGTTAGACAGCGTTATTGAAGAATTGTCAGTTGGTAAAAATGAATACAGTGCGTTCTTTAGTTCAGACATGATCGGAACTGGCGCGGCAAATACAATTACCTATACTGTTGAAGATACTGGAATTAATGTATTTGCATTAACTACAAAATTTGATCTGTCAACACAAACTGACATTGCGGTTTATGTCTACGTTGATAATGTACAACTGTTACATGGTGTTGATTACACATTTGATTCAACTTTTGGATTTGTAAAAATTTCTAAGACGTTGTCCGAAGGCAACGTTATCGAAATTAAAGAATATTTGTCTACAGCTTATAATTATATTCCACCTACCCCTACAAAATTAGGTTTATATAAAAAGTTTATTCCTGAAATTTACACAGACACCACATATAAAACTCCACAAGTTGTAATTCGAGGACACGATGGCAGCTTGACAATGAGTTATGGTGATTTCCGCGACAACATTCTTTTAGAATTTGAATTGCGTGTTTATAATAATTTAAAGTTGGAATACAACGAATCTATTCTACACATTGACCAAACATTTGGTGGATATTACGGCTTAGGATTATATAATAAATCAGAAGTTGATGCATTGATTAGAGAAGATTATTTAAACTGGATTGCCGATACTGATATCGACACTGTAAACAATATCTACTTTGACACTAACGATTCATTTACCTATACCTATTCTGCCATGACTGATCGGGCAGTGACTGCTGCCCTTCCCGGTTATTGGAGAGGAGTATACACCTGGTTCTATGATACAGATGCTCCGCATATACGTCCTTGGGAAATGCAAGGATTTTCTATCAAACCGTCATGGTGGGAAAGCGAGTACGGCACCGCACCCTACACTGCTGGCAATTTGTTATTATGGGAAGATATTCGTGATGGTATTATTCGTCAAGGAGATAGACAAAATCTCAAAGGTATAGCACGTTATGCAAGACCTACCATTTTATCGCACCTTCCTGTCGACGCCGAGGGCAATTTATTGTCTCCATTGACATCGAGTCTTGCTGCTAACTTTAGTCTAGCAATTGCAGATCGCCCATTTGTATTTGGCGACGGAAGTCCTGCAGAAACAGCATGGCGTAAGAGTTCAGAATATCCGTTTGCTCTAATGGTAGCACTGTCGTTATTAACACCCTGTGATTTTATTACAAAATCTTTTAATCGTCTTGCAGTCAAACGAAACATTATTGGTCAGTTGGTCAACACCAAAACTAACAAATTGATTACCAATTCTGATTTTGCATTTACCAAAACGTCAGGAACAGCAAATTTATTTGGAACTGTCAACTATGTTATTGCATTGTTAATTACACAGACTAAATTACCATCTGTCATTGCCAATAAGTTGAGCAACATCAAAGTACGATTATCTAATAGACTATCTGGATTTGTTGACAAGGCTCAGTTCAGTTATGTACTGGACAGCAGAACACCAAAATCTGTTAGCAGTAGCATTTATGTTCCACCGGAAAACTTTGAAATTATCTTTAATGTTAGTTCGCCAATTCAATCTGTTGTTTACAGCGGTGTTGTTATTGAGAAACGTGCCGATGGTTGGAAAATTTACGGATACGACAAATTAAATCCAACGTTCAAGTATTATGAAGCATTGGCTACAAATTCAGATTATTTGATCAGTGTAGGCGGCGTATCTGAAAACTTTGTAGTATGGTCTGATACTAAGTTTTACGGCAAAGGCACAATAGTGTCATATGAATCTGCCTACTACCGGGCCAAATCCAATCATACCAGCGGCACCGACTTTGATATTGCTCAATGGCAAATTATTTCTAAATTACCAATGGTTGGTGCAGTTGAAGCACTAAACAGAACGTATTTTGATAAAGATCCTGTTGTTGAATTGCAGTACGGCGCTGTAAAGGCCACAATTCAAGAAGTTGTGGATTTTATACTAGGGTATGGTGCTTATCTAATCGATCAAGGTATGGTATTCGATGGTTATAATTCTGATCTCCAAGTGGCTAGAGATTGGCCAACTTCAGTTAAAGAATTTCTGTATTGGACTTCGCACAACTGGGACGTTGGAGCTATTATAACTTTGAGCCCAGCTGCCGAAGAATTAAAAATCAAAATCCCGCTTGGTACCGTTGATAATTTACTAGATAGTTTCTATGACTATTCTATCTTAAAAAGTGATGGTACAAAACTTTCATCGCTGTATCTTGATGTAAATCGTGACTACCAAACATTTGCACTTGGAACGTATAACACACCGGACGGGATTTATTTTGCTCGCGTGAACTTTGTGGTCAAAGAACATGTTGCTATTTTTGACAATAGAACAGTGTTTAATGACATTATATATGACCCTGAACCGGGTTACCGTCAAGAACGTATTAAAATTGTTGGCTATAGAACAATTGAATGGGACGGTGATTATACCAGTCCGGGTTTCTTATTTGATTCTGCGGAAATTGCCACTTGGGAACCGTATACTGATTATCAGTTAGGTGACATCGTACGCTACAAAGATTTTTACTATACAAGTCAGATGTTCCAGCATGGCACACTTGAATTTGACCATGACAACTGGAGCAAAACTGATCAGCTGCCAAAACAGGGTCTAGTTACTAATTTTGATTATAGAATTAATCAGTTTGACGATTATTATGATCTTGATGCAGCAGGTGTACAAACTAGCCAGCGCAATCTTGCAAGACATGCTATTGGATATCAACCACGTCAGTATCTTGAAAATATTGCACAAGACGAAATTTCTCAATATAAACTATATCAGGGATTTATTAGAGAAAAAGGAACTGCCAATTCGATTACTAAAATCTTTGACAAGCTAACAAGAGTTAATAATTTACCGGGCATTGTGTTAAATGAAGAATGGGCATTCCGTGTAGGTAATCTTGGCGGAACTGATCAAATTAATGAGTATGAATTTAAATTGGCCAAAGCTGATTTTAAATTAAATCCACAACCAGTACTTTTAGTCAACGGAGTTATTCCTAACACCTATGTGGACAACTACATACGTATAAACGACACTAATTTTACAAATTATCCAGATAGTTTTACTAACAACATCATGCCAGTTGCAGAGTTTGATGCAACCGGCCGCTCAGCAGGCTATGTAAAATCGTCAGATGTTGATTTCACTGTTAAGACCAGAAGTGAAATACTGACCCTTAATATTGCCAAGTTTGTTAATAACTCAACAGTATGGGTTACATTTGACAATGCTCCAAAATTTTGGACCGTACTTAGATACAAACTATCTAACATCATTATTGATTCAGTTGAATTGAACAAAACAAGCACACTGGTCACAATTACTACCCAACAGTATCATACATTTAAAGCAGGCGATACTATTGGTATAAACAATATACAGAATTTAACTGGATTCTTTACAATTGATTCGACCACACTGACTACCATTGTTGTTAAGTTTGCAGGCAAAGGGCCAGTTACCATTGAAGACAGTGCATTTGTACCGATTGGCAAATTTGAAGAAGCACGATTTGCAACCACAGCCGATCTGGATCAAACAAAATTTGCCAAATTACCAACTGATTCCAAGGTATGGATTGATCAAGGCGGTGCAGGCGGCTGGGAAGTACTAAATCGATCTAAGCAATATGCCACATCACGAATTGACGGATATGATCTAACAGCGGCCAGTTACTTGGGAACAGCAATTGCCTATACCGAGTCGTTGGATAAAGTGGTTGCATCTATGCCAGCTTCCAATACAGTGGGCGTGTTTGTGGAAGGTGTTGGAGAATTAACTCCGTCGCAGTTATTGACAACTCCCGAGGGATTTGAAACAGCATTCAACAAGAAGTTTGGAAAGACACTGGCAATATCGCCCGACGGCAGATGGATTGTAGTTGGGATCCCCGCAGCATCGGCAGTACCGTCTTTTTACAGAGGCGTGTACAATCCGTCTATTGACTATCCTGCAGGTTCGGTAATACGTAGCAACGGAAAGTTGTGGAAGGCATTGGTTAGTTTAAATGGTGATGCCAGCTCACTGGCAATTGAAAATTCTAAAGTTGAGCCAGTATCATTGAATATCGGATCTGCCTCGGCATTTGCACCAGATACATCTTTTTCATATCTAAACCAAGGTGCTATTGCAATTTACGAAAACACAGAAAACTTTGGCAATTATCAAGGTGTGTGGAATGCATCTACACTATATTCTGAAAACGATGTTGTCAGTCGTAATGGTTACTATTATAAATTAATTGAATCAATCTCAACGGCTCGTGTTGTTACCAGTATCAATCAAGATCCAACTGATCCGTACTCAACTGTTTCTACACCACCGGATCTAAATCCTAAATTATGGAAAGTTGTAGGTGCAGCAAATCAATGGTTTTTTAATCGTGTTGTTATTAGTCCTAAACCAGAAACCGATGAATTATTTGGATCTAATATTTCAATCAACGGCAGCGGTGACAACTATTGGATGACTGTAACTGCTCCGGGGACCGGTACAGTATATCTATATAGATATGTAAACAAAGAATGGAAACAGTTAGAAGACAACTATTACAAGGGATTGTATATTACACAGCAATTTTCAACATTTGAAAAAGATGATGTGGTATTTTACAATAATAATTTCTACGTTGCAACGCAATTTGTTCCAATCGGTCACTTGCCCACAGATTCTAATTATTGGGCCATTGACCCATCGTACTCGGAACAAGGATCTTTACCCACTAATGCAGCCGTTGCAGACTCAGAATTTGCAGATTCAACTGTGCGTGCCGGTGCAGGCAACGGGCTTGTTGAAAATGTTAAATTTGGTGACGGATTTGGAAATTCCACAGATGTTACATCTACGGGTAATTTACTTGCAGTTGGCGCTCCCCGTAGTAACAGTCAATATTTTGATTCATTCATGGGAGTTTGGAATTTTTATCAAGGCTATGTGGCCAATGATGTTGTTATCTACGGTAATTCTTATTACAGACTAACATCAGGAACGTCAGGCCCATGGGATGACCCGGCAAAAGCATTCCCCAATTCGGGATGGTCATACATAGAAGATATCAGCAATACTTCATCAGGAAAAGTATTCATTTATACACGTAATTCTAATAATGTATTTGAATGCAGTCAAATTATCACAGGACAAACACTTTCCAGCATCGTTGTTTCTAATGAAAATACTGATAGCATAACTGCTGCTGATTTAATTAAAAATAATGATAATTTTGGATCACAGGTTAAATTCACGGCCACTGGTTCAAAATTATTCATATCGTCTCCAAATGCAGATGTCAACGGACAAGACAAGGGTCGTGTTTATGTATTTGAAAATATTTCAGGTACATTCAAATTGGTACAGACTATTTTTAGCCCCTCTGATGTTTATAACGAAAAATTTGGATCTACTCTTTCTGTTAGCAAAACAGGTAATACAGTAGTAGTGGGCGCAATTAATGGCAGTACTAAAACTGCAACTACGTTTGACACTTTCACTAAGAAATTATATCCTACGCTAGCAGACGAAAAAAAAGTTGTAAATGATCCGCATTCGACACGCACTGTTTCATCTACAACATACGATCTAGGTACAACTACTTTCTTTACCACAGTGGGTACCACGGGAACAGTTTGGTCCTATGACTTTATTGATACCCAATACGTACTTGGTGAAGAAATTACAGTAAGTGATGTTTCTCAAAATGAGGGGTTTGGAACTGCATTGGCAGCGTCTGATACCACAGTTGCAGTAGGATCGCCATTTTATAAAAATGTACAAAATATTGTTACTGGCAGATTGTTTAAATTTGTTAGAAATAAAAATTCTCCATCGTGGTTCCCGTACGAAGTACAAAAACCATTGGTTAATATTGATTTGTTATCTTCTTTGTTTTTATATAATCCTATAACAAATCGGAAAATTTCCGACATTGATATTATTGATCCATTCAAGCTAAAGATCGTTGGTATTGCAGATCAAGAAATTAAATTTAAAACTCCGTATGACCCTGCTATCTATAGTCTAGGCACAGACGCAAGTCAAGTTGACAGCGGTATTGCTTGGCTTGATCAGCACGTTGGTGAAGTATGGTGGGATGTTAGCACAGCAAAATGGCCATGGTATGAGCAAGGTAACGATGCATTTAGAATTGGCAATTGGGGCAAGCTGGCCTACGGTTCCAGCGTTGATGTGTATGAATGGGTGGAATCAATTTATCCACCGAGTACATGGGCACAATTATCCGGAACAGCAGACGGATTAGCAGAAGGCATTTCCGGAACACCGCATATTTCTGATGACACAACATTTAGTTATAAACAGGTCGTGGATTCAATAACAGGACTAGCTTCTACAACTACCTACTATTATTGGGTTAAAAATAAAACATCGGCACCATCCAGTGTTGCACGTAGACAGTTGTCTGCTTATGAAATAGCAAATTTAATTATGTCACCCGAACTTTCAGGAACTCCACTAATCGGATTAACCAGCAGCAGTTCTTTAATTTGTTATAATGTTCAACCTATTATTAGTGCAAATACCTGCATAGTAAACATACAATTTGATAAACAATCAAGAGGTAAAAATCTTGAGCACAAAGAATATCAATTGTTAACTGAAGGCGTTGCTGACAGTTTGCCGTCAGCACAGTTAGAAAGAAAATGGATTGACAGTTTAATTGGATTTGATACCCAAGGAAATGCTGTGCCTGATTCTAATCTGGCTAAAAATAAAAAATATGGAATTGCATTTAGACCAAGACAGAGCATGTTTGTGGATCGTCAAACAGCGTTATCGGTCGTTATAGCCAGTGTTAACACTATTTTATTAACACAACCGTTTACTGATTTAATTAATTTTAACAATCTTGAATTACTTGATGCTATTCCTAATATCAAAACACGACTGTATGATGTTATAGTTGAGACAGAAATTGACTTGACAACAATCGGAACAGCAAAGCTACGCCCGGCGGTTCTCAAAGCCAATATTTTAAATGGATCAATTACTTCTATAACAGTGGTTGATACTGGATTTGGTTATAAGTATCCTCCAAAAATAGAAATTCGTGGTAATGGAACCAATGCTGCTGTTGAGGTCAATCCGTCCTTGATTGACTCAACAACTGGCAAGCTATTGAATCCAAGAGGAGAAATTACTTCTGTAATTGTTACCAATCGTGGTAAGAAATACACATTTGTCTCAGTAGTTCCAAGAAGCTATGCAGCACTAGTTGCAACCCCATCTATTGCCAACAGCACTTGGTCTATTTTTACTTACGATACATCATTGGGACAGTTTTATAAATCAAAAGCACAGGCATATAATACCACCAACTACTGGAACTACATCGACTGGTGGATGGATGGCTATTCTGTAAACATTAGAAATCATGCAACTATACCTGCTCTTTATGCAGAAAGTGAATTATCTCTAACAGCAGGTCAATTAGTTAAAGTTGTGGAATACGGCCACGGTGGTTGGGCAGTGCTAGAGCGTGTGAGCACAGGTGCTGAAATTCTTGGCAAGTATCGATTAGTTGGAAAACAAAACGGTACAATTAAAATTGATCCAACAATTGGTAATGCATCAACAAGTCTCAGTGGATATGATGCAGGTCCGTATTATGATAATAAGACCTACGATGATCAACCTATTGTTGAATTGCGTAATATTTTTACAGCAATTAAAAAAGATATTTTTGTAAACGATCTACGTGTTGAATGGAATAAATTATTCTTTACCAGTGTACACTATTTGCTGTCCGAACAACTATATGTTGATTGGGTATTCAAAACCAGTTTCTTAAATGCCACTCACAATGTGGGAAATCTTGAAGAGAAACCAACTTATCAAAACGATAATCTTGCAAGTTATCAAGAATACATAAATGAAGTTAAACCTTATAGAAGCAAAGTTAGAGAATTTACCAGCAGATATTTTTCATTAGATAAGACGCAGACATTCACAGGTGATTTTGATCTACCTTCAACTTACAATGCAACCACAAACAAAATAGAAACAGTTGATCAATATTCGTCATTGTTAACACAGTACCCATGGAAAGCCTGGGCAGATAATAATACCTACAAAGTCACTGATCTCAAAATTACCAACGGTGGCGCTGGATATGTCACTGCACCAATAGTTACCATAACCGGCGGCGGCGGCAAAGGCGCAACAGCAAGAACATACATTCGTGCCGGCAAAGTTGCAGTCATTGAATTGATAACTGCTGGATCCGGCTATACCAGTGCCCCTACAGTTACACTAGTAGGTGGAAACGGAGACGGGTCAGCAGGCACGGCCAAGGCAGTGGCCGTGATTGGCCAAGGTGTTATTCGTTCAATGACTGTGCAGGTTAAATTTGATAGATATTCTAAAACTGGGCGATTCGTCAACACACATGTTACTGAAACAAATCTAATAGGTACTGGGTCACAGAAAGTATTTGAATTAAAATATCCGCCATCGTCTGATAGAGATACTATTACAGTATACGTTAACGGTAACCGATCAATGAGAAGTGATTATTCTCCAATTTCATATTCAACTGTGATCAATGGAGAAACCACACTTAAAGGTAAAATAATCTTTACAACTGCCCCCGATGTTGGTGCAGCAATTACTGTTAATTATAATAAAAATATCGACACGCTTGATGCAATTAACAGATTAGAATACTACAAACCAACGTTTGGTATGCTGGGCAATGATGCATCGCAGCTGATGACCGGCATTGACTTTGGCGGCGTTGTTGTACAAGGGACAACATTTGATGTGAGCGGTGGTTGGGATGCATTGCCGTGGTTTACTGAAGGATGGGATACTACAATACCGTTGTTATCAGATTTTTATTATGTGATGCCAGTCAAACCGACTAAGATTTCTGTTATTTTGGCATCCGGAAATACCACAAGAGCAACATTAACATTTGCTGTACAACCTAAATTGCAATTTGCAGTGGGATCATACATTACTGTTGCCAATATGAATCAAGCAGGTTATAATGGTACTTATGTTGTTACCGCATGTACACTTACCTCTGTAACATATTTTAACACAACAGTGGGCGATTCCACGGGGGGTACAGTTGTAAGTCTCACTGGTGTATTACAATCTCCGGCACCCGCAGATGGTCAATTAATAACCGTTTATAAAAAATCTAAAGTTACTAATACATACACTGCCGACGGAATAACAACTACATTTGTACTGGTTGCAACTGTTGATACTCCTTTGGTTTTTGTAAATGCAAATCAGAAATATTTAAGTATTGACTATTTTATTGCAGACAATAATATTGTATTCTTCACAGCACCAGTTAACGGTAGTACTGTTACCATTGAAACATACAATGCTCCTGAAAGACTTGACGGTAATACGAGATCAATGCCAACATTTGTTGGCGACGGATCAACCTCAATGATCTATATTCCGGACAGTGTAACTTATGCTGCAAATGATATTTTTATTTTCCGTCCTGCAGAAAGTGACGGATCACTTGCAATTGTTGATAAGAACTTACTCGATGCCACAGTCAGTGGCGGTATATTTGGATCTTACACAACTGCGAACGGAAATACACCGGACGAGATTATTATTGAAGGTGACAGTTTCATCAGTCCTGATCAAGTGCCTGCACCTGAAGAAAATATTCCGGGACAAGTTCTAGAAAGTGTTAGTATCAAGGTATTCCACACTGATTCAAACGGTTCTCCAGAAATGATTACCAAGGTCTACACCACTGACGGATTAACTACCGCATTTGCAATTGGACAAAGTGTACTTGAGATCGGCAATGTGTTTGTTCTATTAGATAAATCTAAACAACATTTTACCACTGATTATGTTATTAATTTTATGGATAACACTGTGGTATTTAAAACAGCCCCAACAGCTGACCAAATCTTAGAAATTAAGTCAATTGGCATAAGCGGTGCGGGCGTATTAGACTATCAAGAATTCATTGGTGACGGTGTAACACGCTATTTCTTAACCAAAGCACCGTTTGCATTGACCAACGCTGTTGTTGCAACAGTTAACGGTGTTGAGATACCTACACAGTTTTCTAACAGTAACGGCCGTGTTAATAAAGTAGACAATACCTTTGTTGAGTTAGGAACAGCACCGGCACAAGGTGCTGTGGTTAAAATTGTTGCAGTTAATTCTCCAACATCACTAACACAAATATATTCTCAAGAGATTACATTAAATTCTAATCAACGTACATATACAATAACAAATTTTGTCACAGACACCGGACCCGTTAGATCTAATGTTATTGTTGATATAGATGGGATTTCATTAACTCCACCGGATGGTACATTTGCAATTTATAATGGCAGTAATGCAGTCTTGAGTATTGGTATTGATCCAGATATTCCAACTGCTGGCATTCCGTTAACAAATATTGCAGTATATGTAAACAACATGCCTTTGGATTATATAACACAATGGACATATGACCCAACAGCACGTACAGTTACAATATTGTCTGACAATCTGTCATTGGGTGATAAAATGTTGGTTGAAATTGCCAATACCAGTATGTACTCATTGATCAACAATACTGTTGTTTTATCAAACAAGTTGTCATTTACCACTGGACAAAAACTAACAGTCACTTGGTTTAAAAATTATAAACATTTACAATTAATACGTGATATGTTTACAGGAGGAAAATATTCATATCAGCTACAGACTGTGCCAAAAGGCGTTTCATATATTTGGGTATATGTTAACGGTGTTGCATTGATACAAGATCTTGAATTTGAATTAGATAACCTACGTAGTGTAGTACACTTAAAAAATGAAACTACCACAGCCGATGTTGTGCAGATCATTACATATGGAGTTACTACTCGCAGCAAACCGTTGACATTTGAAATTTTTAAAGACATGTTAAATCGCCATCAGTTCAAACGTGGTGTAATTACTCAGCTAAAATTAGAAAGAGATCTAACCTATTACGATTCTACAATACAAGTTAACAATGCTACTGACTTGCCTGCTCGCGGCATAGTTGTAATCAACAGTGAACGTATTGAATATCAAACAAAGAATGGTAACATATTAGGGCAATTGCGTCGTGGGGTGTTTGGTACTGCTATTTCTGAATTGCATGTTCGTAAGAGCAATGTGGTTAATGTCAGCGATAGCGAAACGCTGCCCTACGCTGAAACGCAAACTAAAGATGATTTCTATGGAAACGGATCAACTAAATTATTTGGACCATTGCCATTTACGCCTAGTAAAACAGTTATGGCCAATTGGACTCGGAACACAATTCCAACAAATTATTATCAGTCAGATGATATTGAAGTTTTTGTAGCAGGTCGCAGATTAATTAAATCTCCGGGCACAGTGTTTAATGAAACTACACCTTTAATTGATACAACTGTCGAAGCTGAGTTTTCAGTAACTGGACTAACGCCGTATGTTCGTTTAACCACAGCACCTGCTCCTGGCGCAAGGATAACAGTTATTCAGCGTAGGGGTAATGTATGGTATACAATTGGAAACAATATTCCGACTAGTCTTACTCACGACAGCACAGCAGTAGCCAAGTTCATCCAAGAACGTTCGTCACTATTGCCTAGCTTTATCACTCCGCTTGGAAATGTTTTAAATACAGAATCAGGTAATACAATTGACGACGAAAAGAATGATCCAATCGAATTTTAAGGAATAGAAATGTCTAAAATATCAGAATTTAATAATTTATCAGCACCAAGCGAGTCGGCAGTATTGCCCATTGTTGACAATACAGAAACTAGAAAAGTTTCAGTAGCAAATTTGCGCAAAGCATTATTTGTTCCTGCTACTGTCTCTGACTTTGGTGTTGTTAAAGTTGGCAGCAATTTGTCAATTGATGCTAATGGAGTATTGAGTGCAGCAAATCCTGTTGTAAGTGCAGACTGGACTGCTGCTACCGGACCTGGCGTTATTTTAAATAAGCCCACTTTGTCAGCAGTTGCTATCAGTAATGCATACAATGATTTGACTGGCCGACCCACTATTCCTCCTGCACAAATTCAAACAGACTGGTCACAAACAGATAATCAACAGCGTGATTATATTAAAAATAAACCAGTTATTCCACTTGCACAAATTCAAGTAGACTGGGCACAAAGTACATCTGGTGCTGTTGATTTTATTAAAAATAAACCAACAATTCCTGCTGCTCAAGTTAGCAGCGACTGGAATGCAGTATCTGGGATCACTAGGATTCTTAACAAACCAACATTATTCTCCGGAAACTATGCAGACTTAACCAACAAACCAATTTTATCCACAGTGGCATCAAGTGGCAGTTATACTGACTTATTGAATACTCCTAATATTCCTACAGTAACTACTTTTTATGTAACAAGCCAACCAACTAGTTCTATAGGAAGGGCTGGAGATGTGCCTGGGAGGATCTTTGCAACATCATTATTTTTGTATGTCTGTTATGGAACTTACGATGGTGTGTCTAATATTTGGGCCAAAACTGCATCAGTTGGTTCTACCTGGTAAATTAAAACCCTATAAAACACACTGGATAAATACACTATGGAAAACAATAAGGTCAATGAAATGCAGGAAAATACGCAACAGCCTATCGAAAAGCCCAACGAAACAGGTGGTTTTAACATCAGGGGCCACATTAAAATTTTCGATCCTGAAACAAAAGAAGTCCTGATCGACAAGCCAAATGCTATTCACTATGAAAACATGAGTACAGCAATGGCCAATAGTCTTTCCAATCAAGGTGCTGGCTTCATTTATCAAATGGCCTTTGGCAACGGTGGTACTATTATTGACCCAACTGGATTAATTACCTATCTAACTCCCAACACAAACGGTGTTAATTCCAGCCTGTACAATCAGACATACATTAAAATTGTTGATGCTAACTCAGCACTCAACACAGATCCCACAAGAAACAAGATGGAAATTCGTCATATTTCCGGGGCAACCTACACTGATATTGTTATCAGTTGTTTGTTAGACTACGGCGAACCAGCTGCTCAAGATGCATTTGATAATTCTACTAATTTAGACAGTAGTTTTGTATTTGACGAGTTAGGTCTACGGGGTTATGATTCTAGTGGCGTCGGCAAATTATTAACACACGTTGTTTTTCACCCAGTGCAAAAGAGCTTGAACCGATTGATTCAGATTGATTACACAATTCGAGTACAGAGCTTAACTGGTTTCACTGAGGTCTAATAATGCCATATACCATTAAATATACAGATCCAACTAAACCAGCTGTTGAAGTTTTTGATAATACAACTAATTCAACTGATACTAGTTTAAAATTCTCCGGAAGAAACACCACCAACTATGGTACTGCTATTGCTGAGAATTTTTTACACTTATTAGAAAATTTTGCAGGTGCAATCAAACCAACCAGTCCTATTGAAGGACAGCTTTGGTACAACAATGCGGATAATACTCTGTATGTCAACGACGGCAGTGGAGAAAACGGTTGGCAAACAGCCAGCGGAGTACGCTCAGGAACTGCACAACCGACTACAGGTAAAGCTGGAGATATTTGGGTAGACACAAACAATCAACAGATTTTTATCTATTCGGGATCAACATGGATCCTAGTTGGTCCGTTATACAGTTCGGGTTCTAAATCAGGTCCCATAGTCGAAACACTGATCGACGTGGACAACGTCAAACATTCGGTAGTGACCATGTATACCGAAGGTATTGCTGTTACTATTATCAGCAATGCTACATTTATTCCAAAGCCGTCTATTACAGGATTTCCAAATGGTATAGGTGTTGGTGTTACTGTATCTGCACAAATTGCATTTGGCAATAATCAATTTTTATTACCAAAGTTTAACGGAATAGCAACCAGTGCCGATGCATTGGTCGTTTCAGGAGCAACAGTTAAATCATCCAACTTTCTCCGTGCTGATACTAAAAGTTCAACAAATTATCAATTAAGTATTTTATCCAATGACGGATTAAAAGTAGGTAGCGACGGAAATCTTGCATTATCAGTCACTGGTAATACTGCAATTATCTATAACAATTCAACAAATGGATCTGTAGATATTCGAAATAATGATGTCACTGGTCGACAAGTATCAGTATTGAAAGCAGTTAATCAACGTGTGGGAATAAACAATGCTGCGCCTGATTACGAACTTGATGTTGCTGGTACACAGCGAGTAACTGGCGTTTTTTCTGTAACAAATGATACAGATGCAACAGCATTAAACTCGGCTGCTGTGAAAGTTACAGGTGGTATTGCAGTAAGCAAGGGTGTTTTAGTTGGAACCAACTTACAAGTACTAGGTGTTACCACTACTGCAAATATTTTACCATCCGCAACAGGAAAAAATATTGGATCGTCTACTGCAAAATGGAATGCAGTATTTGCTGAAACTATAAATGCCACTACAGTCAACGGTCAATTTGTTGGTAACTTTACAGGCAACGCCACAACAGCAACATCATTAAAAACCCCAACTGTTTTTGAATTTGCAGGCGATGTTAGAACAACTGCCAGTTTAAGTTTCGACGGAGTAACTGGTGGATTTTCTAGAACATTTAATACAGAATTAACTTCTTCCATTATTGCAACAAAAGACTCAATATCTTCAACAGATAAAGCAGACGAATTTTTATTCTATCGTCCGGGTACAGGTCTTAGAAAAGCCACTAGAGATAACATGGTTGGTGATCTTGCAGTACCTGTGGGGGCATTAATGCCCTATGCTGGTACCACAGCTCCTGTTGGATACCTTTTGTGTGATGGTAGCGAAGTTGAAAAAGATCGTTTCCCTGAATTGTTTGTTGTAATTAGTAGTGTGTACGGAACTCCGTTATTCGGTTCTAATTTTAAATTGCCCGATCTACGTGGTAGATTTGCCCTGGGCAAAGATAATATGGATAATCAAAGAACAGTTGCAGCAGCCGGTGGCGGATCAGTGGACGCCGGCGGCGGCCAAGTTAATCGCATCAACAACGACAATGCTCGAACCATCGGCGGTAGTGGCGGCACTGAGCAAAGCAGTATTACTGTTGATAATTTACCAAGACCAAACGGCGGAGGCACTGCTGTATTACTTCCATACGCATCTGGATCAACAGCGGGTCAATTAGGCAGTTCATTTTCGGTAATGAATCCTTTCTTGACATTGAATTATATTATCAGAAGCGGAAAGGCGCTATACTAACATGTCATATAACATTAATAAAACAGATGGATCGCTGCTTGTTGAATTGGCAGACGGATCTGCCAACAGTAAAGCAACTAGTCTTACTTTAATTGGCAAAAATTATAGCGGGTTTGGCGAAATACTAAACGAGAATCTTGTTAAACTATTAGAAAACTTTGCCAATGTGCAATCGCCGAACATCAATAATGATTCTAATGCATTAACTGGGCAACTTTGGTTTGATACCAGCATTAACAGTTTAAAAATTTATACAGGGTCTGAGTGGAAAACTGTAGGATCTGCAGCACTTTCTGATACCCAGCCCGCTACATTACGATCGGGTGATCTATGGTATGATACGCTGGCCAAACAATTATTTTTCTTTACAGGTAACGCTGTTGAACTTGTTGCTCCCGCATACACTAGTGCGCAGAAAAAAACTGGATTAGAAGTTAAAACTGTAAAGACAATTGCAGGTAATGACACAAGCGTGTTACATTTATACATTGAGGGTATACTGGTTGGAATTTTTAGTAAAACAACTTTCTCTCCGCAGTTAGGCCAGCAGGTATTAAATGGTTATACAAATCCAACTATTGAGACTGGATTTAATCTAGCAGGTTTTACTAACTCTGCAGATTTTAAATTTAGAGCAACGGCTATCAATGCAGATGCACTTGGCAACACTGCGGCCGCTTCGTTTGTAAGAAAAGATCAAGATTCTATTGTTTCTGCACAATTATCAGTGGTTAACGGCATACATGTTGGTCCCATTAATGCTTTTTTAAATTTAAGCTCGTCTAACGGTAATGCCACTATTGGCAACACTGCTGAAAATTTACCATTAACTGTTACAGTAAAATCAACAGGCGATGTACAAACTGCAATTTCTATTGATCCGGTAACAACAACTCTAACAGTGTATCCTGGGCGTTCAGCCAGCACGTTGGAAGTTGGCGGATCAGCAATTGTCAACGGTAATTTAACGGTACGCGGAACAACTACTACGATTACCACAACTAATTTAACAATCAAAGACAAGTTAATTGAATTAAACAAACCAGAAACTGGCACGGTGACTGATGCTTCTGCCGATGGCGGCGGCTTTGCCCTTAAAGGCACAACTGATCACACTATCACTTGGAATGATGCCAGTGATGCATGGGTATTATCTGAGCATTTAAATATTAATCGTCCTAGCGGTAAGTTATACATCAATGGTGTAGAGGTACTAAACGGAAATACACTGTCGGCAGCAATTACCAGCGCACCGGGTCTAACATCATTTGGTACACAATCGACTCTTAATATTGGCGCCAACGAATTGAACCAAGTGTTAAGAATTACCGGCAATACTATTTCGACACTGACCACCAATACTAATATTAGATTATCACCAAACGGTACCGGTAGCATTGAGTTGATCAATAATCCTCGCATTACCGGATTAGGTGCACCAGTTAGCGCAACCGATGCAGCCCGTAAGAGCTATGTAGACAGTTTAAATGCATTAAGACCCATGGGTTTATGCATGGATATTACCGGTCTAAACAGCAATGGAATAGTTGACATTCTTAACAATATTTTACCAATCATTACCAACGGATATGTTGTTGGCACAACAGTTAAAATTGCAACAAGCCAACAGGTTATCAGTACTACATCGTATACCCCAACTATTAACAAAACCACAATACAAGTCACAGCAAATGATACTGTAACGTATTCAGTTTTACGAGACATCAATATCCCGTCTGCTACTATTGCAGCACCAACTGTTAGCGTAACAAGAGGATACCTGTGGTATCAAGTACAAAATGTATCTAGTACCTTAACATGGATAAATGTAACACCCTAATCCTTTAGCACTGGATTTTGGTTAAATATAATATAATGGAGCTGAACAGAAATGTCATATCAACTTAATAGATTCGATGGATCACCGTTTGTAACTGTACAAGACGGGACCGTGGATAGTACCCTAAACATCAAACTTGTGGGTAAAAATTGGCCCGGCTACGGTGAAATTCAAAATGAAAACTTCATCTATCTGCTGGAAAGTTTTGCCAGCGGCACACCTCCTGCCAAAGCAATTAGCGGACAAGTTTGGTACGATAGTGGAACCAAAAAACTTAAATTTTATGACGGTTCCAAATTCCGTACTACCGGTGGTGCCGAAGTTAGCAGTACTGCTCCTACTGGACTAACAGTTGGTGATTTCTGGTTTGATACAAATACAGCACAATTAAAAGCATGGAACGGTACTGATTTTTCTTTAATTGGTCCACAAGGTACCACATCAGGCGGCAAGACTCAAATGTCGTCAGAAACTGTTAAAGAATTTGGCACAACCAATACATACCCTGTAATCAAAGCCTTTGTTGGCGAAACAATTGTAGCAGTATTCAGCAAACAGGCCTTTGTTCCTGATACTGGATACTTAACGGGCTTTGCAGAAGTTAAGCAAGGCATTACTCTTAAAGGGGCAACACTTACATCTGGAGTTAGTTCAGGATCTAGCAATTACCTTTGGGGGACTGCCGCTGACTCGTTGAGACTGGGCGGATTACCAGCTAGCTCATATATCACATCCATTGGTTCCACATTTGGATCATTGGTATCTTTCAGCGATGACGGTTTACAAATTGGCACTGTTCCCGCATTAAAGTTATACAAAGATGGTGTAAATGGCCCAGTCATTGAGAATATTGTTGGTACAACATTAACACTGCGTATCACCAAAGATGCTATTGCATACAATATTGCCAAACTTGATTCCGATGCCATGTTCCCTGGCTCAAACGGTCAATATGATCTAGGCAAGAGTGCCCTAAAGTGGGACAACGTTTATGCAAACGCATTTGTTGGAGCTCTTACTGGCAACGTAATTGGCAATACGACCGGTAGCCACAAGGGTGGCATCACCGCAGCAGATGATAGTATTGCCTACAATGCTGTTACAAAAACATTTTATGGCACATTTAACGGTACACTAATTGGGTCCAGTGCAAGTATTTCTGGTACGCTAGACGGTACTGTGGCCAACTCATTAAAATTGACTGGTAAAGATCCTGCAAGTGCAGCAATCATTGATACCGTTGTTTTAAGAACAAACACTGGTGCAATCAATGCTACTGCATTCAACGGTCCTGCTGCATCGGCTGAAACATTAAAAGTTGGTGCAGCATACCGTGCAGCAGCAACTACCAACACAGGTGACACAATTGCAGCCAGAGATTCATCCGGCGATATCTATGCAAGATTTTTCCAAGGAACCGCAACCAGTGCAAACTATGCTGACTTGGCTGAAAAATATCTAGCTGATGCAGAATATACACCCGGTACTGTTGTAAGCATAGGCGGCGAAAAAGAAGTAACAGAATCTAAATTTGGAGACATTGTGCTGGGTGTAGTATCTACCAATCCTGCATATATGATGAACAGTGAACTTGTAGGCGGAACATACATTGCTCTCAAAGGGCGTGTTCCAGTTAAGGTCAACGGACCAGTGCATAAGGGTAATTCACTTATTGCCGGCAATGACGGCTGTGGAGTTATCACAATGGATAACACACGTAGAGTATTTGCCATTGCATTAGAAACTAATTTAGATCCCGGAGTCAAAACTATCGAAGCCGTTGTTCTGTAACGCATTAAAGGATAATACACTATGACCGCTGCTATTGGTTCTCCAATCTCTAGAGAAGATTACAATAATTTAAGAAAAATTGTTTATAACATTTTAGGAGCAGGTGGTACTAATCCTATTACCAATGTTTCCGATCCAACTTTCGGGTACGGTCAATCAATTTTATCCAGTGAAATTGGTCCCGGCGACCAAACAATTACAGAATCACAGTGGGATCAATTAAGAGTTGACATTAATAAAGCGTTCACTCATCAGGTCGGCAGTGCATCAACTATTCCTGATGTTTCGGGAACAGGCAACGTGGGAGCAAGCACTGCAACTCGAGTTACCTTTGCGCAGGTTTATCAAACGTATCTTGCTGCCGCAAACGATATTGTTGCAAATAGAAATTTATTTGCAGGGAGTCAGAAACCTGGTACTCCTGTGGTTGTTGCAAGCGGAACACAGACCACAACAACTCCGTGGTCAATTGCAGTACAGCAATTGGTAGATGTTACATTTTCCAGTGCTGTAAATGCCCGAGCTTTCTTTAATAGCGGTGGCACTATTAATTTTAGAAGTTCAAGAGACGGCGGCACATCTAGCCCGCAAAATGCAGCAGCACAGAATAATTCTTGGACTGCATTCTTAAATAACATCGGCACAATATCATTTGGTAAAGCACAATTTTATGCACTGACCACTGGTGGTCTTGCTGATAATGCAACTCCTATATTTTTGTTTACTGCACCTTCACCATATTCTAACAACTACTATCGAATTAGAGCAAATTCTAACTCTAATACGCCCGGAACAGCAACTTTTATAAGTTTTAAAATTGAATGGATTGACTCTACTACTATTCCCGGAATTGCCACAGATTATATCGATGGCACATTAACTAGCATTATTAGCGAAACAAAATCAAATGGGGTATTAACTATACCGTCGCCGGCATCCTATAATACTGGCGTTCTGTCGCCTTCCGGTACCGCAGTCAATTTATCACCATCATTTACACTAACTCCTAATGTTAATAGTATTGACGAAGGTGGAACAGTTACATTTACATTTGTTTCTAGAAATTATCCTTCTAGTAAATCGTTTCAGTTAGAAATATCTGGGGTGTCTGATTCACATTTAACAGGATCAACTACCGGTATAAAAACATTTACAACTACCGGTAACGACACGTATGCTAGTTACCAATATCCGGTTACTATAGCAGCTGATTTATTGACTAATCCGGGTTTAACACTCACTGCTAGAGTTACAATTCAATCTGATGGATACCAAGCAGGAGAAGTAAAAACAGCACAAGTGACAATTAACGATACGTCGGTTACGCCAACGCCATCGATGAGTATCAGTTCAACAACTGCTCAAGCAATTCAAAATGAAGCAATTGCCACTTCTAGCGCATCAACTGTCACAGTGACCAACACTGGTTCAAAAGTATTGAATATTTCAAATATTTCAATTAACAAGGGAGCATCATTAACTGACTACTCTGCAGATTTTACTGCCATGTCCGGAGCGCCCGCATTTAGTGCCACGTCTATTGCCACAAGTCAATCTAAAACATTCACTGTTAAATTTGCTGGCCCAACTGTTGGAGCGCAAACAGCAGTGGTCACCATCACTTCTGATGGCAATGATACTCTGGGTGGCGGACCAGTAGCTGGGACAAATAAAACAGCCAACATTGCAGTGACTGTGATAACAGCAACATTTGGAATAACAACTAGTCCGCTATTGGCCTATACAACAACCTTTGCTTCGGATGGAGTCACGGCAGGTAGCACTGTGGATCAAACTATTAGAATAACTAATAGCACAGGTAATGCTACCATCACGTTAGGTAATCCTGCTGTAAGCATTTCGGCAGTTGGCAATCTTACACCCACAATTACAAATAATCCCAGCGGATTGACTATTGCACCCTCTGCCTTTAGAGAATTTCAAATTAAATTTTCAGGCTTAATAGTGCCGTCAACTACCAGTCCGGTTATAGCTATTGACTGTGGTACAGCGGGAACTAAAAATATCACAGCCACAGTTACCGGCACTCAATCACTGGCAAATGTAACAGTTGCAACTACTTCGGTTGTGGCTATACCTAGATTGATTAATGTGGAGTCAACCACAACGTTTACCATCAACAACAGCGGCAGTGCTGCTTTGACAGTTTCCAGTATCACAATTACAGGTCAAAATTCTTACAGTACATACACTGTGTCACCTACTAGCTTTGCAAGCATTCCTGTTGGCGCAACACAAACAGTTACCATAACTTCTAAACGTAGCAGAGTTGGTACTGATCCTGCCACCATTACTATTACCAGTAATGCAGCAGCACCAAATAACTCTAAAACTGTGTCATTTAGCATGACATCGCAGTCGTTGATCCCTTATTATGTAATCAATACTGATTTGTTTAACGGACATCCCACTGACGCAAATATCCCCACACCAATTAAACGCAACGGTACTATAGAATCTTTTGTGACCGGTGCAGAACCCGGTGCAATTGCCTATGTGTACCATAAGCAGGCCAGCGGGGTTGTTTCGGGTGTGCCAGCTGGCACTACACCTGCAGCGGCATTTGCATCAAAACTATTGCCAAGGAATGCCGACGGTAGTGGAAAACTTGAATTCTGGACAGCGGGATCAAGTACCGCAGCATGGGATGTTGGTATCAGTCGATTGTATGCTTGGGTACCCGTTGGTAAGAATGACGACGGTACTCAAATATGGTACGACTATACATTTAAAAGCAGCGACGATCATGGCTATGTGCTAATGGAAACATTCCCCAATTTAACATTAACTATTACTCCTCTGTCCCCGCATTTCCCGCATACAGTAGGTGACACTCGATACTATGTCAGAGACTGGCCTAAAATTACATCGTCGGTGACGGGAGGCGTTCAAAATGCTTTAGTTAATATAGATCCTAGCTCAGTCAGGTATGATGATCAACCCCAGGGTTCAACACTGTACTCAAACCAAGGCACCAATGTTACTCTTGGTGCTGACGGCACAAACACGTGGACTGTCTATTCCCCTGAGCCGGGTGTTTGGACATTTGTTGTGAACCAAACATACAAGGGTGTAGTATATAAATCAAATGCAGTCACAATTACTCCAACCTCTGGGCCAGTATTTGGCGACCATTCAACGCAGCCTAACGCAGTAGTTGGAATGCCCGAGCCAAGCCAGTCAGTTTACAATCAACGAGTAACATGGGCTCAGTACAGTACTACTTTGCCGTCGGACCCAAACAGTGTCCACAAATATTTTAGGACAGTGTCCGGCCTTCAGCCCAATGGTACTTATAGTTTTAGAATTTGGGCAGATGACGAGGTCTGGATATATTCGGGATTCAACTATGAGACACAAACTGCTCGCAATTCAGCATATGCCAATCTCAATGCAGTAGTAACTGCTGGTAACGTAATAGCCACAGCAGAAGGTAAACTTAAACTTATTATTCTTTTTAAGAACGGTGATAATCAGCAACCAACATTTTTAAACAATCCCGCTTGGGTTTCGGTGCAGATACTGTCAGGAAACACAGTGGTATGGGACTTTAAAAACAACGGAAGTGCTGCGGGATATTAAATGACTAGCGAAACAACTCTAAGAGAATACATAGTCACACTGCATCAGTTTGATGATCTAGAATCATTTTACGCTGATATGGAAACCCACAGTGGTAGTTTATATATTCCTAACCGACCTGTTGAATGTTGTCTTAGACGGCCAGTTAGTAGAAATACTCACTACATGCTGTCTGATCAAGAAGCTGAACAGCTTTATCAAGATTCCAGAGTCTTGGCAGTTGAGTTGACATTGGAAGCACGTGGCATTGAAATACGACCCGCGTGGACACAAACATCTTCTTTATGGAGTAAATCTGATACACTAGCTACAGGACAATTAAATTGGGGATTATTGAGAGTCACTGAGGGTCAACAAAGACCAAATTGGGGATCTGCTGCCACAGCCGAAGTTACTGGCACAGCAACGGCCCCATTTAGCGGAAAAAATGTTGATGTACTTATCATGGACGGCCGACTAGAAATAGATCATCCAGAATTTGCAAAAAATTCAGACGGCACCGGCGGCTCAAGAATAAAACAATACAATTGGTATGCGCTTAATCCAAGAGTAACAGGTGGCGCTGCCGGAACATATTCATATACCCCAGCAGATATTGACAGTGACTATCACGGAACTTTTTGTGCAGCAATTGTAGCAGGCAACACTCAGGGGTGGGCAAGGGATGCCGACATATATAGTATCTACGTATACGGTGTCGCTCCTATAGTAACTAGCAGTTTTCAATTTGATTATGCTAAAGTATGGCACCAGTCTAAATCAATCAATGCTGCCACAGGGCAAAAAAATCCCACAGTAATGAACTGTAGTTTTACGCTCGCCACTGCTACCACCGTAAGTACCACAATAACATCGTTGGTATATCAAGGTACTACTTATAATGGTCCATTTACTGATGCACAATTACGATCATATGGGGTTGAAGTGTATAATGGAACTGTATACCTCCCTAGTAGGTCTGCATCATTCGAAGCCGATGTTGCAGATTGCATAGCTGCTGGTATTATAATTGTAGCAGCAGCCGGAAATGATAGTTTTAAAGTAGTTCTACCGGGCAGTGCTGATTATAATAATACAATTACATACGACTCGGCACTTGGAACTCAAACAAATTTTTATCAACGAGGATCTGTTCCTGCTGCTGTTCCTAACGTGATCAGTGTGGGAGCAATTGGAGCAGCCGGCAACTTTATTGGGGAAGAAAAAGCAGATTACAGTAATTGTGGTCCTAGGATTGATATATTTGCTCCCGGATCTCGTATAAGAAGTGCTGTTAATAACAATTGGAAATCTATTGCAAATACTGTTGCTGACACACGTAGCTCAAGTTATAAAATATACCAAGCTAATGGCACTAGTTTTGCAAGTCCACAAGTGACTGGTGTACTTGCAACAATGTTAGAAGTAACTCCGTTGCTAACACCCTCAGCCGCATTGAGTTATATTACCAGCAATGCCAAAACGGGACAAATGTATGATTCAAATGCTATAAATTATTATTTTGCACTACAGGGTGCTCCTAATCGATATCTCTTTGCAGCATATCCGACCAGCATGTCCATTACACCTAACACCACTACTGCAACGCCATTACAAAATATTACCTATACAATTACTATGACTGGGGCCGCCGACGGATCGTTAGTGTATCTAACTGAATCCGGAACTAGTATAGGTACTGATTTTGTTGACGGAGTTACGCAGATTGCATTAACAATTTACAGTGGTGCTGCAAGTCTAATTAGAACTGTACGTGCAGGAATCACCGGTTTACGAACTAGTGCATTACAATTGAGAACAGGCGGTTATAACGGAAATATTCAAGCCACTGCCAACACTGTTATTGTCAGTGCTGGCGACTTTGCCAGCAGCTCTGGTTCTTTTATTGTAAACAGCAACAGCGGCAGTTTTTCAATTAGTCCCACTGCTGATCTCACAACCGAAGGTGCAGAAACATTTACAGTATCAATTCGAACTGGTAGTATTGATGGTCCGGCCGTTTTTACTTCTGGTCTAATAACTATTAACGACACAAGTGTAACCCCATAAATACTATCATGAGCGAACTAAAAGAATATATTGTAACACTGCATAGGCACGAGGATCTAGATGTCTTCTATCAGGATATGGAAACTGAGGGAGGGGATCTATATATTCCTAATCGTGTAGTTGACGTTGTTAATCGTAGACCTATTAGTAGGAATACTCATTACTTGTTAACTGATCAAGAAGCGGCCCAGATTCGACTAGATCCCCGAGTATGGGATGTATCGCTAACAGCTAAAGAATTAGGAATAGTACCAGTACCTACTTGGTCTCGGACAGCAAATTTTTCAAAAGCGGACGGTTATGGAAGTGCTTTTGCCACTGATAAAAATTGGGGTGTGTACAGAACATTATTAGGTAGCAAAATCGCGGGCTGGGTACCGTCAGGCACTTATCCCTACACCGACAGCGCCGCTCGAAAACAAACTGCTACAATAAACTATAATTTGTCTGGTAAAAATGTTGACATTGTCATCGTTGACGGAATAGTCAAAGCAGATCATCCCGAATTTAAAACTAATCCAGACGGAACCGGAACTTCTAGAGTAAATCAATACAATTGGTATTCCCTTGACCCCACAGTTCGCGGCACCGCCGCCGGCGTATACAATTATACAGACACATCAGGCGAAGGCAAGCACGGTACACACGTTGCTGGTATTGCCGGCGGGAACACTCACAGTTTGGCCATTGATGCAAATATTTACAGTCTTGGTGCATTTGGCGATGGCGGCAACGGCGGTGTAGGCACAGAATACTTCTATGATTATATAAGAGCGTGGCACAATTCTAAAAGTGTTAATCCCAACACCGGAGTAAAAAACCCAACAGTAGTTAATAATTCATATGGGTCGTCTTATGTTATATCTGTAGCAGATTTCAATACTGGCAATGGAACTGTTACTCATCGAGGCACAGTTTATACCGGTCCTTGGACAGCCACAGGAAACGGCACAAAAACTTGGGTAGAACTTGGGTTTAATTACCCCGCAATGTCAATTATACCACCATACGGTCCTAACGATATTGGCATAAAAGTTTTCACATCATACGCACCATTTCAGGCAGATTTATCAGATGCGATTGCCGACGGAATACACATAAGTTTTGCAGCAGCCAATGACGGTAGAAGAACAGATGTTCCGGGTGGGTTAGATTTTAACAATAAGGTTACCCATGCCGGGAGTGACTACTACATAAATCGATCAGTTTGGTTCGGACCACTAACCGGTAATTTACCATATATTTTTAATGTTGGAAATATATCACAACAGGGTAATGAACCCCCTGATCAAGGCTCGCAGAAAGGACCTGGTGTTAACATATGGGCACCCGGTAGCGGAATAGTTTCTTCGACAAATAATTTTGGTGACGTAGCCGACCCAAGAGGTGGTACCGACAATACAGTTTCCGCTTATGTTGGTACATCCATGGCCTCACCACAGATAGTGAGTGTAGTAGCTACGCTATTAGAACTTAACCCAACTATGACTCCAGCAGCTATGTATAGTTATGTTAAATCTATAGCAAAGACCGGATTGATAGATGAAAGCACCGCAACGACAAATTCGTATGACGATTTTCGGTCCTTGCAAGGTAGTGCAAATTTATCATTATATGCTCCAAATCCGACCTTTAACATTAGTGCCAGTTCTGCTTCATTAAATTCTAGCGGTACTGTAACTTATACAATAACCACCACCAATGTGCCCAACGGCTCAGTTGTGTATCTAACAGAATCAGGAACCAGTGTCAGCGCTGACTTTGTTGACAGTGTCACACAAAAAGTATTAACAGTTAACAACAACACCGCCACCTGGACTAGAACAGTGGGTCACGGCACAGCCGGCACACGTGCCAGCACATTACAATTGAGAACAGGTGGTTACAACGGAAATATTCAAACTACTTCCAGTACTGTAAGTATAACTATTAGTCCCAGCCCAACTTCGGTGACTATCACAACAACTGAAGTGCCATACGGCAATAATTTCCTACAACGAGTGGACCTTCTAGTGCCCAGCGGAGTTATCAAGGGCGTAGTTGTTTGGATACACGGTGGTGGTTGGTCAGGCGGTGCAAAAAGTGCCACGGGTTTTACTTCCAACCAAGCAGCATTTACTAACAATGACACTGACAGCCCTGCTGCTAGCATCCGCAAAATAGCCGAAGCTGGGTATGTAGTAGTGAATTGTGCGTATCGATTAACATTGCCCTCGTCATACGGCTACGGTGGAGATGGAACAGGAGGCTACCCTAACGCTATCACCGATATTGAAACTATTTTAAGATATTGTATGGTAAACGGAGCAGGTGCAACTGTAAGTGCATCATGGCAAACAATTTTCAGTTATGTGGCTAATTACGGACTGATAGTAGCTGGCGCAAGCGCAGGTGGTCACCTTGCGGTGCAGGCTGTTGGCAAGTATGGAACTAGTTCTGGTAAGTGGCCAAAAGCAGTACTTAACATGTGCGGCCCCATGGATTTAGTATATAATAATACTGATCTTGTAATACCCTCAGCTTTGCAAACGGCTGTAAATCTATTTTCTGATCCTAGCGATCAAACAGGTTCTACTAAAAACACTACCAATCTAATTGCCGCTAGCCCTAGATATCAATATCTTTACAACGGAACTCAAGGGCCATGGTATACGTCACTAAATTCGTCAAGTTGTAAATTTTATTTTGTGCAAAACACAAATGACACCCTAGTGACCAGTAACATGGTAACGCCGTTTATCAACAGTTTGCCTCCAAGCAGAGTGAGTTCGACCACAGTCACAGAAGGAACAGTAACACCCGGAGTATTGGACCATAATTTTACCACAGCTGCCAGTACATTTGCTATAAATGTTGCTGCTGCTGAACTGCCAGCAGCAAGTGATTTTTCGTCATATATTATATCATTTGTGGGTGTAACTAATCAGCCGGCATCGAATTACGGAATATATGAAGGTCAGTATACAGCAACATTTACATTGACTACTACAGGGGTCTCGGACGGTGTAGATATCTATTGGACAACTCTTCCTATACTGGGTACACTTACTGCAAGTGATTTCACTGATAATACACTAACGGGCACAGCTAGAATAACGGGCAATACTGCTATAATTACTCGAACTGCCAGCGCAGACCTAACAACAGAGGGATCTGAATTATTTAAATTACAGATTCGCTATCCTACTGTTAATGATCCAGTAATAGCTATTAGTACCAGCAGCAGTGCTGATGGATCTATTGGCATTATTGATAACAGCATCACTCCTGTTATAGCAACATACGTATCATTCATAGCAGTAACCGACGCCCCTGGCTTAGATTGGTATATTGCCGAGGGTCAGTATACAGCAACATTTACACTGATTACTATTGGGATACCAAATGGCACAACATTATATTGGACCACTGTTGCCCCTGTCGACTATAACGTAAACGCTAGTGACTTTACAGACGGTCTAATCCAAGGCACGGTCACTGTACAGAATAACAGAGCGGTTATTACTCGAAGTGCTAGAGCAGATCTAACAACAGAGGGATCTGAACTATTTCAATTAGAAATTCGTGAAACCAGTTACACCAGTACTCCTGTAATTACCAGCACTACTAGCACATATGGCTATGTTGGTATTGGAGATTCTAGTAAAACACCAACGTTAAGTAGTGATGCTACCCTGTCTTCACTGACAATCTCAAATGGAACATTGACACCATCATTTAGTTCAAGTACAATAACTTATACAAATTTGGTAGCAAATAGTGTTAGCTCAGTTACCGTTACACCGACACGCACTGAATCAAATGCCACCATAACTGTCAACGGCATTGCAGTGACTTCTGGTTCTGCTTCCAGTGCTATTAATTTAAATGTTGGGTCAAATACAATCACAGTAATTGTCACAGCCCAAGATAGCACTATTAAGACATATACTATTACGGTAACTCGAGGTTCGCCGACACTGAGCAGTGATGCAACATTATCTTCACTGACAATCTCAAATGGAACATTGACCCCATCATTTAGTTCGAGTACAATAACGTATATAAATTCTGTAGCAAACAGCGTTGGTTCAATCACTGTTACACCAACACGCACTGAATCAAATGCCACCATAACTGTCAACGGCATTGCAGTGACTTCTGGTTCTGCTTCTGGTGCTATTAATTTAAATGTTGGGTCAAATACAATCACAGTAATTGTCACTGCGCAAGATAGCACTACCAAGACATATACCATCACAGTGACTAGAGCATCACCGACACTGAGCAGTGATGCAACATTATCTTCACTGACAATCTCAAATGGAACATTGACCCCATCATTTAGTTCGAGTACAATAACTTATACAGATTCTGTAGTAAATGCAATCAGCTCAGTTACCGTTACACCAACACGCACTGAATCAAATGCCACCATAACTGTCAACGGCATTGCAGTGACTTCTGGTTCTGCTTCCAGTGCTATTACTTTAAGTGTTGGTTCAAATACAATCACAGTAATTGTCACAGCCCAAGATGGTACTACTACCAAGACATATACCATCACAGTGACTAGAGCAGCATCTGCACTGGCATCATATGTATCGTTTGTTGGAGTAACCAATTCGTCACTTGACTACTATATAAACGAAGGTCAGTATACAGCAACATTTACACTAACTACCGCCAATATTGCCAACGGTACAATATTATACTGGACTACATTGGGTCAGCCTGGTTACGGTACAATAACTGCTGATGACTTTACAGACGGTCTAATCCAAGGCACAGTCACTGTACAAAATAACCAAGCTGTTATTACTCGAAGTGCTAGAGCAGATCTAACAACTGAGGGAATTGAACTATTTCGCTTAGAAATTCGTGAAACCAGTTACACTAGCTCAGTTATGATCACTAGCACTAGTAGTTCAACCTTTATTGCTATTGGAGATACTAGTACAACACCGGTTCCGATAACATATGTTTCATTGGTTGGTGTAACCGATTACGGTCCTGCTAATACTGTATTGTTTGAAGGACAATATACAGCAACATTTACATTGACCACCACCGATGCTATTGATGGTACTGTGGTGTATTGGACTACATTGGGTGTTAGCGGTACGTTAACCGCTAATGACTTCACTGACAATACCTTACAAGGCGCTGCTACAATAAGAGGTGGGACCGCTACTATTACTCGATCTGCTAGAGCGGATTTATTTACCGAAGGCTCTGAACTGTTTCAATTAGAGATTCGTGAAACTAGTTATACTAGTGCAGTCAAGATTGTGAGTGGAAATATTGGTATTGCAGATACTAGTACAACCCCAATAATCCCAACATATGTAGTGTCTCCGGGGTCAGTTACAGTTAACGAAGGCGGTGCAGTAACCGTATCAGTCACCACAACCAATGTGTCTGATGGAACTCCAATGTATTGGCAAATGGCCGCCCCAACATCAGGCCAGACACCTGTTGCAGGATCAATGGATTATTCTCCATATTCTGGACAGTTTGTGATTAACAGTGGCGCTGGATCGTTTGGAGTCTCTATTGGAGTCGACGCTTTAACAGAAGGCACAGAATATACTTCAGTTAGAGTCTATACAGATAGTGGACTCTCGAATCAAGTGGGATATGTTGCAGTTACTATCAATGATACTAGCTTAACACCTCCAGGCAGTCCAACATATGCAGTTGCACCATTAGGGGGCGCTACTTCAGTTAATGAAGGAACCGCGTTAACATTCACGGTGACTACTACCAATGTTGCAAATGGAACTCAATTAAATTGGGCTCTGTCCAATGCAGGTGATTTTGTTACCAGTACTAGTACTGTTACTATTACTACTACAGGTATAAACGGCAGTGGTACATTCTCAGTTACCCCTACCGCTGATCTTAAAACTGAAGGTGCGGAGACATTTACAGCATCGATTTACACGGGTAGTATTGCTGGTACTCCTGTAGCTACCAGTAGTGCAGTTACTATCAATGATACCAGCCTAACACCCATTGGATCATTGATAACATACGTGTCATTTTCTTCAACCGGCGATCCTGCAATTACTTCTGGGCTTACTTACGAATCATCCAATTATTCAAGCCCAACATCAACGTTTGTGTTGACTACTACTAATGCACCAGACGGTACTGTGGTGTATTGGACTACAAATTCTTATTTAGGTACCGGAGTAACAGCTGATGATTTTACAGATCTTCAAAATCAAGGAACTGCCACAATAACAGGTAATAGGGCCACTATTACTCGAACTGTTAGAGCAGATTTTACAACTGAAAGTTTTGAATTCTACAAAATAGAAATTCGTGAAACCAGTTATACTAGTGAAGTTAAAATTATCAGTAACTATGTTGCTATTATTGATAATAGTACTGCCATTACCAGCGTGTCTGTTGTGCCTTCTGCAATGTCAGTTGACGAAGGTGCAACGGTGTGGTTTTCTGTAACTATTGTACAGGTAGCCGAAGCATATACAAATACACCAATTCTTTATTGGTCATTATCTAGACCAGGTGACTTTGCTGTTAGTAACGGTAGTTTTACTGTTACTGATAACACCGGAGTATTTTCTGTCACACCAACAGCTGATCTTGTCACCGAAGGCGCAGAAACATTTACAGTATCAATTCTTTCTAGCCCAGTTAATGGGCCTGTTACACCCACAGTATTTGTCACTAGTGATCCAATTACAATTAATGACACTAGTTTACCTCGCACATACTCAATAACACCTGTTGGTAACACAGTTAACGAAGGTACTGCAATACGATTCAACATAGCCACAGTCAATGTACCGAACGGCACTCAATTATTTTGGTCAGTATCTAATTCCGGTGATTTTAGTACTAGTGCAGGTACGGTTGTTATTTACAGTAATGCAGGCAATTTTTTAGTTACTCCAACGCTAGATTTTATTACCGAAGGAACTGAGACATTTACTGCATCGATTAGTCTTACCAGCGGTGGCACACCAGTGGCTACTAGTGGCGCAGTTACTATCAATGATATTCTTGCACAACCCACATACGCACTTACCTCCGCTACTTCCTCGGTTAACGAAGGATCATCACTAACATTTAATTGGACCACTACTAATGTTCCAGTTGGCACAGAGCTATTTTGGACAGTTAGTTATCCGGTAGCTTCAGTACTAACTCCAATATATATACTTACACCTGCTGCTGCCTCGGTTAACGAAGGATCATCACTGACATTTACTGTATCTGGATCTAACATACCACCCGGTACATACTACTGGACAGTTACTAATTCGGGTGATTTTGGTAGCAGTAATGGGAGTTTTCCTATTACCAATAGTGCAGGGTCATTTTTTGTTACACCAACAGCTGATTTTACCACCGAAGGTGCAGAAACATTTACTGTGTCGGTACGCCCGGGTAGTATTATTGGTACTCCGGTGGTCACCAGTTCACCGGCTACTATTATCAATGATACTAGTTTAACACCCCCGGGAAGTCCAACATATACAGTTGCTCCACCAGCGGGCATTACATCAGTTAACGAAGGTGCATCACTGGTATTCACAGTGACCACTACTCTTGTTACAAATGGAACAATATTAAATTGGGCCCTGACCAATTCAGGCGACTTTACCACTAGTACCGGTACTGTTACTATCAATAGCGGCAGTGGCATATTTTCAGTAATACCAACAGCTGATCTTGTCACCGAAGGTGCGGAGACATTTATAGTATCAATTTATACGGGTAGTATCACCGGTACTCCTGTAGCTAACAGTAGCACGATTACTATCAATGATACTAGTATGGCTCCTTCTCCAACATATGCAATTGCACCGCCAGCGGGTGTCACATCAGTCAATGAAGGTGTATCACTGGTATTCACCGTGACCACTACTAATGTTGCAAACGCCACACAATTAAATTGGGCTGTGACCAATACCGGCGATTTTGCCACCAGTACGGGCATTGTTATCATTAACAGCAACACAGGCACATTCTCAGTTACCCCTACTGCTGATATTGTCACTGAAGGCGCAGAAACATTTACAGCATCAATTTATACCGGCACAATCACTGGCATTCCTGTGGCTACTAGTAGTCTAGTTACTATCAATGATACCAGTCTAACACCGCCCCCAACATATGCAGTTGCACCACCTGCGGGCGTTACTTCGGTCAATGAAGGTACCGCACTGACCTTTACTGTGACCACTACTAATCTACCATCTCCTACAACGTTATACTGGGTATTAACCAATTCGGGTGATTTTGTTAACAGTACGGGCACTGTTATCATTAACAGCAACACAGGCACATTCTCAGTTACCCCTACCGCTGATTTTACCACTGAAGGTGCAGAGACATTTACAGTTGGTATACGAACCAGTGCCATAAGCGTATCTGATGTGGCGACCAGTAACCCGGTTACTATCAATGATACCAGTCTAACACCAATTGTTCCGCCTACATATTCAGTAGCGCCTACTACCACTTCCGTTAACGAGGGAGTAGCATTAACTTTTAATGTGACTACTACTAATGTTGCAAACGGAACAACATTGTATTGGGCATACAAAGACGGAACAGCAACCGCATTGGATTTAACAGCAGCCAACGGATTTTTTACTATCAACAGTCTCGGTAACGGTTCATTTTTTGTTACTCCTGTTGCTGATGCAACTACTGAAGGTTCAGAAACATTTAGAATAAGCATACTAACAGGAAGTGTAACAGGAAAAGAAGAAGCCTATAGTTCTAGTGTAACTATTAATGACACTAGTTTACCATCTGCCACTTATGCAGTAGCGGCAGCAGCCGCTTCGGTTAATGAAGGAACGCCACTGATATTTACAGTGACCACTACTGGTCTAACAGATAATACAATAATATTTTGGTCAATAACCAATGCAGGCGATTTTGGCATCAATAGTGGTTACATCTTTATTTCTGGTAATTCCGGATCATTCTCAGTAACGCCGACAGCTGACCTTACTACCGAGGGAGCTGAGACATTTACTGCATCGATTAGTCTTACCAGCGGTGGCACACCAGTGGCTACCAGTGGTTCAGTTACCATAAATGATACCAGTCTAACTCCTGTAAATCTAAGCCCTTTATATGGAACAAAAATAACTCCAACATCCTACAACAGTGCTCGATCACAAACAGTGGCAGCATTGGGAACCAGCACTACCGGAACTGCGCAAGCAGTCAACGGCTACGGACAAACTCCGGTATCAAGTCCAGTAAGTCAGTACAATAAAGTTACCGAGGTGCAGTTAGATTTGTTAAGGCAAGATATTACCAAGGCCTATACACATCAAAATGGTGCTGCTCCTACCATCACAGATGTTGCTACTAGTGATAAAGAACTTGCTGTGCTTTTTTCAGCGTATGAGACTCTAGCCACTGGCATCTATACAAATAGAAATACAGTTGCAGCCAACCAGTTGGCCACAGTTGCCTATACTCCGCAAACAGAAACATATGCATCTTATACTGGCACAGCGGGTACAGGCGCAGGTTGGAAAAATTATGCCTACTACGAGTCAACTATAACATTTACTTCAGCCAACGACGCTAGGTATTTCTTTAATGCTGGCAGTACTTATAATTTTACCGCAGCTCACTCTGGCGGTACACAAAATCCAGATCTAGGTAAAAATCAAAATCAATCATGGAATGATTTACTAACAGCAGTTACGGCAGCTAATCCGTCTTTTGGAAAATCTAATTTTTATGCATTAACCAATGCCTATAATACAACTAGCCCAGTTTACATTCGTAACAGTACAGATCCTATCTATTCTGCAAATTATTATAGAATTACAGCTAAAAGCGATGTGGCGGATAATTCTCAAGGCGGAGCAACTTCAATTACATTTAAAATTGAGTTTGTTGATGCATTTAATGATGGTAATTCAACAAACTATGACGGAGTTGATGGTACATTTACCAGTACAATATCTCGTAAAATGCCCAAAGGTCCAGGTGCAGGCGGCGCAGTATATGTAGCAGCCCCAACGGATCCTGTGTCAACTCCATCAAACGGATTTACAGAAAGCGGAACTCCAATTTATATTACTGCTGCCTATTCTATTGCAGTGCGAGCTCCCAGCACAATTACAGAACAAAGTGTAACTGCCTACTTTGATTTTACCGCAACAAACTATTATACAGGCAATACCATAACTTGGACAATCACCGCTACAACTACAACAGGTCTCAATGACTTTGTTGAAACAGGTTGGACAGCTGGAACCAATGTTCAGGGTTATAAAACATTGACCAGAACTTCTAACAACAGTGGTTCTTATGCCAATTCAACATCTAGTATCAGCATTGTAACAAATCCGGATCGAGCCACAGAAGGTACTGAAACATTTACCATATCGGCAGTGGGATCACCAGACGGTAGCGGCGGCGGCAATAAAGTAACTGCACCAACACCGCTCACTGTGACTGATAGTTCTAAAACAGATACTCCGGGCATAACAGTGACCAACACTGCGGGTACTGTTGTTGGACCAAGTACAGAACTTACCTGTGTTGCAGGTAATGGTAATGGTTCTGAGGGCACATGGAGGGTCACATCAGCAGCATTGACCGGCGGAGTTGATTTGATCATTTATGGATTTTATATTGACACATCAGCGTCTGATCAATCTTTTGATACATGGACCATATTACCTCCAACGGGATTCCCTAATCCCATAATTACACAAGCTTCTGGTAACTATACTCTACCAACTCCTCGTACTGTTACCAACGGTACTAATTTTGATCTAAAAATATCTGTTGGTAGTAGTAACGGACAATATCCTAGATCATCAACGGTTGTGTTAAAAGTAGTATCTAATGCGGGAACCATTGATGGTAGCGGAGCAGCGACAGGCCCAACATATAGGATCACCTCAACAACTATTACGGTACAAATTCAAACTCCTACAGTTGTTCTAACATTTACCGCCAGCCCGCCCAGTGTGAGTTTTTCGTTTATCGGGGGATCAGGAGTATCAGGTAGTGGAAGTACAACACTTACATTGACCAATACAGGTAACTCCCCTGCAACATTGAGTGGTTTCTTTGTGGGCTATGCAGGCTCTATTCAGTCTAGTGCCGGATCAATAACCGGTACCATCAGTGCTAATGGTGTCGGAATCGGCTATACAAAAACTGCCAGTGCTACTTATTCATATTATGGTACCGATACTGCATCGGGAACAAGTGCTATTAGTATTATAGGAACTCATCCTAAAATTGGTACAGTAAATTCTTCTTCGTTTGGCCTAGCAGTGACAGCAACCAAAGCAGTTCCTAATTTAATTGCAACACCGAGTCAGTCGAGTATCTCTGCCGAAGTTGGTAAAGCCAGTTCAGAGGTTACTATAACATTTTATAATTATGGTAATGCACCACTGACAATTAGTTCAGTAACTGGTAACGGTGGTGTTTTTATAACCAACATTGCAAGAACAGGACCAAGCATAACGTCAGTGGCAGCAAACAGTTCTGCAAGCACAACCTATACTTTTACTCGTTCAAATATCGGCACCAGTCTAACTACTTTATCAATTGCGTCAAATGACCCAGCCGGTGTAAAGACTGCACTGATTTCGGTAACTGGTGTTCCTCGAGTTCCCACATTTCGATTATTAAACAACGGTGTTGTCACAAGCACCGGCACTGGCTGGACTGACGGATCAGATCCTTTTAGTATAGTCAATACAAGTCGTGGAACACTTAAGAAAAATTCACGTGTTAGAACAGAGATTTATAATATGGAACCAAACACTGTGGGTGGATTTTGGTTATTTCAGACAGAAGATCAGGATATTTACGGACTCGGCGGCCGTGGTATTTGGGCTGAAACAAGAGCCGAATACAACCCAAGGAAGACTGATCCAAAACTGTGTCCTGTCAGTAGTTTCACATCTGATGCAACCGGATTTGCTGCTCCCTGGGCCGGCACTGACCCAACTTACGGTTCATACGAAACAAAGTATTGGCGAGCTGGCCGCAACAGATTTTATGGTCAACTCCCTGTTGGCAAGTATGATGGTGGTCTACAGGCATGGTACACCAACACTACAAGTGGTACAACTGCCGGTGGATCTGGAAGATGGGCCAGCGGCACAACTGCTCCTGAATCTGCATGCGGATCAAATCAAATATGGATAGGTTTTACAGTTGTTCCAGATATAACTGCTACGTGGAGTGATCTTGCCCCAATACAAGGAGCGACTATTACTATAACAATAACTGGCGCACCGAGTAGCATGCAGTTATCTACTTATTTTATAAGTGTTACAAACGATACAGGCACATACAGTTCGTCAACGCCGGGCATCGGTCAGCCTTATGCTGGTATTGCGCCCCAAACATATATTTCAGATGGTCAAGGGGAACTTACATGTACTGTTTTGGCAAATGGGCCAGTTGGCACATACAATAGTCTCGCCATTTTGTCCCCAAGTGCAGGTGATGGGTATCTGTACGGAGTACTTGGTAATTTTGTTACGTTTGACGTACAGTCTCCAGCATTAGTTGTGTGCCCAGATGCATCTTTTCCTCCGGAATTTGCAATTGGTAGTCCAGTAACTTTAGCCGCGTACGGATCAGCCGCAGCTACACCTGCAGGAACATTCATGATCTATAGACGCTATCCTTACACCAATGGTGGACCTTATTATTTCAAAGTATTTTGTTCAGCAGATAATTCAGTTTCAGTGTATTGTCAGGGAAACTTTATTGTCTCTGCCCCTGACTGGTTCAACTCGTATTCTGCTGATGCACTTATCACGGTATCCAATGGATATACACACTGGCGTTTTGAGTTTACTAATGCTGGCTCTACTGGTCCCGGAAATCCGGGATATTTTGGAGCAGCAGCGTATCAAGGTGGAACAAATCTTTACTTTGCAACATCTAACAATGGACTTGCTGCATCTAAGTGGTAACAGTTATTTAAAATACCGTCGAGTGGTACCTTCGACATCGTTCTTTAATCGTTCAATGTCGATTTTAAAATCAATCTTCTTGATTTCGTTTTGATATTCTTTAATTGTCTTGGTTAGACGTTCTGCTAATGGTTTGTTATCATGATCGTTTAAGTGATCAGTGATGTCAATCTCCCATATTCTACCATCATTAAATTCAATAACCACGCATTGGAGATAATCTACCGGCATAGTATTCATATATAAATCTTCGAATACTTCGGGCCATTGGCTGATCACGTCCTTTGCGGGCTTGAATATTTTTTTAGGCACTAGCTACTTCTTTTTTCTTCACTGCTTTTTTAACAACGGGTGCAAGTTCGTCTGCTTGCTTACGAAGATTCTGTGCTTCTTTAAACATAGCATCTGCTTGACTGCGCAGTTGACGAGCCAGATCTTCGTCGGTTAACGGACCGTCACTTGCCACCACAGGAGCCGCTACTGCTTTTTCTTTCGCAGCAACTTTTTCTGCTTTAGAAGTTTCTTTTGGCTCAGGCGTCTTTGGTTTGTCAGTGGCCAAATCTGCCAACTTAACACCTTTCTGTTCAGCAATCAACTCGTTCAACTTATCCAACGAAATAATATCGGATGTGGTCGGAGTCATGTCAATGTCAGCAGTGGCAACTTTTTGTAGTCGTCCTTCGCCATGCATGGCAGTCAGCATCTGTCTGCCATCTGGAAAGAAGCGAGTTGCCATTGCTTCTCCAAACTCATTTGCCTGTTGACCTTGACCGTCTTCAAGCAATTGCATCATTGAGTTATGGTACATATCACTTAGACTAGTAACACCCAGGACCAATGCGTTGTACGGATCTCCGGGAAGTGTTCTAAATACTACTACCACTTTCGCTCCAGTCTTACGAATTTTACCAACGTGTTTTAGTGCTGCCATGATTATTGTCCTTTGGTTGCTGCTGCTAAGAATTTGTCCAGACGGTTATAAATCTTACCGACTGCTTCTAATTCGCCTGCTTTAAATGCACCGCGTTGTGTTGCAACGTCAATGACTGATTTCAAACCATTTAGATCATTAATGGTAAGATCTGTACTTTCTTCAGCAGGTGCTGTTTGTGGGGCCGCTTCTGGTACTGCGGTTGTTTCTTGATTCAGTTCTTCATTTGCCATGGGTTTAACTCCTTATATGTGGGCATGCTAACATAAAGTATGTTAGTTCTTTTTCATCTTCAAATCCTACAAATGTGGAAATTTTTAATTTTCCTGTAGCACTATCAACATGCGGAGAACTAACAATACTAAAACGTCCTACTAATTTCTGTTCAATCCAATTCTTCATATTTTCATTTGCATCCCATACTGCCATAGTCACCGGAATCTTCACAAAATGTGGAGGAATCCATGATAGTGTACGTGCGCCTAAAACTGTTAAAGGATTTAGATTAAACATAATATGTGTATATTTACAATGTAAGGAAAAATTTATGACTGTTCTTGGCTAAAACGTTTGGCCAGGGCCTTGGTATAACCCATTTTCTGCACATCTCCTGAAAACAAGTACAGTTCAAATGCTGCTGTTTCAGTTAGTACAGTGATGTCTTTGCTGGTTATGTGATATGGACTGCAAATAAACTGATCTAACCAAATTAGTATCTGTGGAGTTATTCTAACAGTCTTGGGAAATTTTATATTGTAGGTCTTGAGCTTTGCGTGTTGTCTAACAAAATCAATACCGTCATCAGTTAGACGCAGGCCACCTGATGACTTCGTGCGAACATTAAACCACCATAGTGTTCTATACTTTGTTGCCGTTTGTTCATTACAGTCTTGTTCAGCAGCTCGTAAGAATGCCTGACTGTATTGATCTTTTTGATCCATGTTTACTCAACTTGTTCACCGGTTGTTAGCTTGTACACTTTAAAATCAGAGGTCTTGAACAACTTGTTTAATTTTTTTGCCAAGTTACGTGCATGACCGGGATTGCTAAAGGAAACTTTCTTATACTTTGGTCCGGGATAATTGGAAACTAAACTTCCACTCTTTAGATTAAACGGATCAGTTTTATAAAACACCGCCCAGATGGCTTCTGACTCCAAAATTTGTTCAACTTTGTAATTTTCTTTATTAGCATACTCTAACAGTATTGTGGGTTTAGGTCTTGACATGATGCGTATCCAAGTTATATACGCATATATTTATCTCTTAAAACGCACCGCCGTCGGTTTCGATTGTAATCTCGTTAGTAGTTGTACTGAGTTTATCTAGCCTATTGTGTATGCCAATGATGATTTCGCTCATCTTTGTGGTCATTAGGGTTAGATCAGTAACAAGTTCACGAGCTTCTGCTACAGTCATACGTATTTCTCGTTGATTGCCGCGTTCAGCCACAGTTACTCGTTGTATCAGTCGTTCTACACTGGGCAGTTTACTGGGTATATTATTTGCTGACATTGCTTAGAATCTGTTTCATTTCGATGTCTGTTTTAAACGGGCCCTTGTACTCGTAGCGTTGCAGTGTGATCAATTTGGGACAGAATGATTTAACCCATCCTTTTTCAAACTTAATAACATAGTAACCTGCGCAGTACAAACTTTTGCTGTCATCACTTTTAGTGAACAAGGGCAACTTGCGTCGAATGTCATACATTCCGTTATGTGGCTTGCATGATGTTGCGTAACCTTGAACTTCATTGTCTTTGGCACTGTCAGCTTCTTTAACAATCTTTGCAACAAAGAAGTCTTTGCCAAACTCTTTAATAAGGCTCTGCGCAGTGTCATAAATCTTAACACCTTCTACGTTAGACATGACAAATCTATTTTCTTCATTCTTTCGTAGTGTGGCCAGCTTAACTCCTGCTTGTTCTACAATCCAAAACTTTTCTGGAATAATGGGTGTAGCGTGAATATCATCTGTCATGTGTGTTTCCTCTGTATTATGAAGGGTATTTAGCATTGAGCGGTTCAGCATAAGATTGTGCTTGATCGGCAATCTTTTGCAAGTCATATAGTTGGCAAAACTTTAGCAGTCGAATGCCAACTTGTGTGACTTCCTTGGGCTTTGCACCTTGTGCAATTGCAGTATTAATTATTTCACGAATATCGGCGGGCTGAGCAGTAAGATCAACCAGTACACGATTACGTTGATAGTCGTCCATAACACGATGTTCGACGCCTTCGTGGTCGGTCCAACGTTGTAACATGAGATTGTTCCACGCGAAGCCTTTGTCTCCACGATCTTCAAATGCCTCAGTTAGGCCAACTTTCTTACTGGAGCCTTTAGTACGTACACCGGGATAGGCACTAAAGACATTGTCTGTAGGATCACCACGCATACATTTTTCAAACAGCAACCATTCGGGCACAGGTACTGCCTTAGCTTCACCTGTTTTTTTATCTTTAACAGGACGACCTTTATGATCAAAGTAGCCCTTGTCCGTAATAGTAACATCAGTGATACCGTTGTACTGTTTTACGTTAGGTGCGATCAATTGCACAAAATCTGTGTCTGTCGAAATAATCACATGATCGTCGTTTGGATGACTTTGAATCCAACCAGCAATAAGATCATCTGCTTCTAACTGTGCATGTTGTAACACAGTACAGTTAGTCTTTTCGGAGATAAACTCTTTAAACGTATCAAAGGCTTCCCAGAACAGTTTTTCTTCTTCTGCTTCTTTAGTTGTGTGTGCGGCACGGGCTTCGGTGCGATTACGTTTATATGGAGGATAATAATCTTTACGCCAGCTACGACCTTCTAAGAAGAAGATAACGTGCTTGCCCTCAAAGTCTTTCCACGCCTTCTTAACACCGTTAAGTGTAATATGAAAGGCCATGCCCAATTTCATGTCAGCATCGCCTGTAATCACATGACGAGCACGGAAAAATGTATTTGCAGTATCAACTAAAATATAACTCATGAAACCTCTGACTTGCCTGTGGCAATTGGAACAACATTAATAAAACCAGCACCACGATTAGGATCTTGACCTTCTTCTTCAAGCATCTGACTTATAATATCTCTAAACCAACGATCAACTATCTCTTCGTCCGGGTCACCGTCAAAACCGTATCCGCCTTGCTTTAATTGTAACACAAAAAGATCATTCCAGTCAAGCTCAAAAAAGCCATTACGCAGATTATCTTTGTTCACATGTGTATCCAAAACAGCCACCCAAGGTTCGCCCTTGGCAGTAGCACGTTCTTTCGGAGTCATCTTAGCAAGTTCTTCTGCTGCCTGTGCTTGACTAGCCTCGGCAACTGCTTTATCTCTGGCTTCTTGCAATTCTTGTTTTTCTTTTTCAAGTTTTGCAATACCTGTAACACGTTTAAACCAATCTTTCATCATGTACCCCACTCGTTTTTAAATAACGGCACTTGCAATCTGTCACTGTATCGCAATCCATGTTTCATTGCCAGTAACGCTACGTTTTTATTATTCATTGCGTAGACACTTTCTACACCGCCCACTGGCATTAGATACACATGACCTTTAAACCCTGCTGTACGGAATGCAGCAATAGCACACTCTGCATCGGCAAAGTCTTGTTCTGTAGCAATAACAAACTTCAAATATGCAGTACCTACTTGTTCGTATTCGCAAACAATCTCTGGACAAATAGCATCTTCCCACTTCTCGCCACTGCATGGCAGTTTAGCACTTACACTAAACGTAAGTTCTTTGCCTACTACACTATTCCACTTTCTCAAGTATTCTTTAAACTCGGGCGTGAGTTTCTGGGTACCGTTTGTTTCGAATGTGATCTCTTTCAAATCACGCATCTTAGAATTGTTCAACAAGTCTGGATAAGCACGTTGCCATCCTAACAATGGCTCACCGCCTGTAATAACTAAATGTTCGTCTCGCCATTCACCGAATGGAATAATTTCCGCAATTCGATCGGCGATTGCTTCTGAAGTGAGCATCGGACTAAGATCTTTAAAATCAGGATGCCAACTAGCATAACTATCACAACCCGTAGAAACCAAAGGAAGTTCTTCATATTTTTGAAACGATTCAATCATCGTATGTGTATGTGCAATCTCTTCTGCTTCTTTGCTTAGTTCGCCACGTGGCATACCAAAGCCTGCGCATTTAAAGTTACAACCAAATGTGCGTAGGAACACACTGGGCACTCCCATATATCGTCCTTCACCTTGTATACTGTAAAATAGTTCTGCAATTTTAATTTTACTCATTTCATTTCCTTATAATACTTGATCTGCAACTTTGTATTGAATTAATTCATCTGCTGTCATGTAGACATCACTAGCAGGCAATAACTTTGCCTTGATTTTTGTTGTAGGCAATCCTGTTGCTGCCTTAAGAATTTCTACCATACGTCCATTACACAGTTCGTTTTCTTTTGCCTGCGCTTTAATATCGTGATACTTGCCTTCCTGACTGTCACTAAATTGATGGCACATGATACCTGTGTTGCCAGCAATGTATCGTTCGCCCTGTGTGCCCGATGCAAAGATCAAAAATGCCGCACTCATAATTGAGCCAACACCTATAGTACGAATAGGATGATTGCTAGAATTCATTACATCAATTAATGCAAATGCTTGATACAAGTCACCACCTGTAGAGTTCACATACAAGGTAAGTGTCTTTTGTTTAGCTTTATCTAGATTCTCAAACACTATCCATTTAATGCATCCGTTGATATTTTCTTCAGTAATTTCGCCTGTGAGGAAATGGATTGAATTTTCTAATAGCTTAATATCAATCCGGTCAGTTGCGTTAAATTCATCAGCTTTCTTAACCACTTGTCACTCCTTTATTCTCTTATTAGTATAACATAAAGTTTATTGGATGTCAAAGATATGTAAAAGATTTTTGTCCACTAGATGGCGTAAATCGAATACATGTAACATTGTCGTATGCCAGCTGATATCCAACTTCTGCACCAATATAAAATATCAGTAATCCTGCAACTGTTAGTACGATGTTTCTCTTCATCCTCTTACGCCTGTTTGTGTTTTAGTTATAGTCGGACCAGCACTTTCAATGTCCATTCCGGCGCTATGTCCTTCATAACATTGACCGTTCCATCTTAATTTTAACTTGACACTTTTATTCAGTACAACGTCTAGTACCTGTTCGAAGATAAATTGATCAACCACTGCTTCAACAGTTTTAGAATTCTTTGCCATTTTAATCTGGCAAGTATCAGCATGCCTTAAAATAACGCTCATTTGGACCACCACTCCTCATACGGGAATTCAATCCAAACATTGTTCTCTGCCTTATTCACTTCCATACCGCAATAGTCCATACCCACTGCACATTGACTGGACAGATTATCAACAACTACTGCAAATCGAACATTGTTGTTCCATACTTGTTCCCAGCGTTCGTCACTTGGAAAGCATCCACTGGGCCAATCTTTCATAATCCAATTTAATGTGCTACCTTGATCGTTGATGTCATCCACAATCAAAATGTTCTTACCATTGTACGCATCTTCGGCCATGCCTAAATTACTGGTACATTCGCCACCGTCACGCAGACTTACATCTAACGATTGCATTGGAACATCTAAGTAATGACTGATCATAACAGCAGGCAGTAATCCGCCTCTAGTTAATCCCACAACATAATCCGGACGCCAGTCGTCTATAGAAAGTTGTCTACAAATATTAGCAACTAGGCCGTTAAATTGTTTGTTATTAATTATGAGCTTGTTCATATCTTTCCTTAAGGTACTGTTCGTGTGGTACCCATTTGTTGTTGACTAAAAAACCCCAGTCACGTTTCTTTGGACCGGGCATGAATAATGTCCACGCTGTTATATTGGGATCTAATTCAATGCGATGATAACTGTTGGGCTTGCATATACGAAAATGTCCGGGTCCTCTCCATGTGATCATTTCTCCAATCTTTTTATCGCCATCGAACATGGGTGTCCATTCGTAATAGCCGCCTTTTAATATTAATGTAGCATAGGGCCATGGGTGATCGTGTAAATCGTCTGGATCACCCTTTAGGAACTTGTGTAGAAACACATTAAACGGAAATCGTTCTCTATCTTTAAGAAACAAATAGTAACGTTCTAAATATGGTTCGTTATTCACACGATCCATCACTATACGTTTACGACCCATTCGCTCTAAAAGATTTAAGAACCATTTCATTTGCAAGTTTCCAACCATACGTCAAATGTATGTACCGCTTCATCGAAATCAATGCCGTATACTTTAGCTTCAATCTGACCTTCATTAATGCTTATATCAAATGGTACAACGCCATTAAACCTAAAGTTTTCCGGTACATCTGTGGTAACAACATACTCGGTTAAGTTCTTTGCACGAAAGATTAAATTATTTGCCATGTCTACTGAGTTCATTATTTTCTATCTCCAAATAGCTGTAACAAATTGATAAACAAGTTGATAAAATCCATGTACAAGGTCAATGCACCTCTAACTTCGGCGGCATCACTAGTTTCTACACTAAGTTCTTCACGAATCTGTTGTGTGTCATAGGCAGTTAAGCCAAGGAAGATGATAATTGCCAATGCTGAAATAACCATTTGCATAACAGTTGAGCCAATAAAGATATTGACAATACTGGCAATGACAATAGCAATCAAGCCTACAATCATAAACTTGCCCAAACTATCTAAACTACGTTTGGTAAAATAACCATAACCACTCATTACAGCAAACAAGAT